CAAATTCGCAAAAATTAATTAATGACCAACTTTTACGAAAATTTTCAGTTTTATTAAGTCAACGAAAGACTCAATAAACTTGGGAATTTTAATAGACTTAATAATGAACTTTAACTATACAAGTTAAAATGTATTAGAAATTTTATTGATAGAATCAAGGTTTTTATAGTATTGAATAAAACTGAAATTTTAATATAAAATCCCTTTCTTCTTAAATTCTAATTTTCCTATTCTACATCAAGAATACAAAATTCAACACGTTGTATCTTTGGTTCACGTAAATCTTTGCTAAACGCTTTACCACCATCAATATCTCTTGTAAAATGCTTAACTTTGCTGTTCTTGAATCCGTGATATAATAAATCACGTTTAATTTCATTTTTTGAATGTTCATTTAGCACATTTGGATTTACTGAACAATTTCTAAATTTTTCTAAATTTCTATAAACCCAATCTTGAAACAAACTATCCATAAATTTCTCCTTAATCTCACTACTGATTTAAAGACCAAATCTCGTCTTGTAATTTTTGAACATCATTTTCAAATAATTTACAAGCAATTTCATATAATTCTGGAATCTCTTTCATAACTCTATCAATGTAATCCATTTTATTTTTGATTTTCGGTTTCATTGATAAACATTCTTTACTTTCCATACGTCTATCTAAATCTAAATGATATTTCATTTCAAACTCACGATAAAGTAAACTATATCTTTCTCTATATTGAGTTGTTCCATACCTAATAATTTGGGTAATTCTTCTTCTCTTTTCTGTTAAATCAATATCATCTACTAAACCGACAATTACATCTTCTTTATGACAAATTTCAGTAGTTAACTCTTTATTTTCTAATCGAAGTTTTTGACGTTCTCTTTCTTCTTCAGCCCATTTCAATGCATGTTCAACTGGATTTTCAATCATATAACTATCTCTCATTGAATACACACCGTATTTTCTTAAAGCTGGTAATACTTCACTAGTCACCCATTTTTTGAATTTTTTTGCATTTGGTAATTTACTAGAAAGGATTAAACTGTAAAGACCTGATTCATTAATAAAAGTAAGTTTTCCAACCGTATTCCCATTTTGGGAATACGCTGATGTTTTTGTAACTTTATCATCTTCATCAACATGATTTATTACAGCTTTACTTGAATTTCTGTAACCCAATGCTGTTGCAATATCTTTCCCAACAAACCAAGGTTCACCATTAATTGTTATACTTCTTACTTCGCCAAATTCTTCATTATTAAATACTTGTACTTCTTCCAATAAACTTCTCCTTATATTTTTAACTTAAGGATATTTTAACCCCGAGTTTTGACTATTTTTTTAAAATAATCATCTCAAGTACCGTTAAGGTAGTCGAGTTTTGCGACATCCTTTTATTCAATTACTTTTTCTATTCCTATTATTCTTCCATTAAATTTATCGCTATAATTAAGATCACCTTTATGATATGCGATGGGATATGCTTCTTTAAACAAATCCTTATCAACTAAAACCTCAACCATTGATCCATCAGATGCATGATAACAGTTATTTACTGTTCCCTTACCTTTTTCATCCAACATGATCACTCTTGTCTCGTTTCCATTGTCAAATTTAATGATAAATCTATCTCCCGCCTTTCCATAAACCATACCCATAGCAACACCGATATAATCTTTCCCATCGGTCGTGTGTAACAACCCGTCACTTCCAACTTCAATTAAATCACTATGGATCAATTGATAGTTTGGTGAAGATCTATCTGTCACTAATTGATATGGTTCAAATGATTTAAACCAGGTATGTTCTGAAGAGCACAATCCTAATTTGATTGTAGGTATTCTTCAATTGGTTTTTTCTGAAATAAGAGTATTAATATCGTTTACTTGATCAGTTAAATCTTTCATTTGAGATAAATACTCCTTATTTTGTTCTTTTGTAGATTTTAAACTCTTTTGTAATTGTTTATTTTGAGTTTCTAATTGTTCAATCTTGCAATTTTGGTAATAACCAATACTACAAGTCGTACCAATAGAACCTAAAACACCTACAGTAGCCAAACCTACAACAATTTTTCTTTTAAGTCTCATAATAAAACCTTCCTTTTAATTTTTATTTTTTCTTCCTCCTGGTCGTTATTTGATGTTCGCAAATGGAATCGAACCATTTTTATTCAAACCTGAACGAACAGTTTGATGTTGGATAACGCAAAACCAACATCGAATTACATAGTATATTAATAAGGATAACCAAATCACATAGCCCACAAGCAGAGTCGAACTGCTTTAACGTTACCTACGTGGGCATATATGATGGATGAGGGAGGCAATATTAAAAAGAGATTCATCATAAACAATTAAGTCTCATCCATCATATAGACGCACCTCTATACAGAGAGGCTCATCAACAGAATCGAACTGTTCTAGAATTCAACTAGGCAAACCTACGATGAGCAAATTGCAAATAGGCTATATTTTTATGATTAAATATTTTTGACTATTAATGTTATTTGAAAGGTGAATTAATAGCCTATTTGCTTATAAAATTTTATGAACGATTGTCACGAATGGAATCGAACCACTCTTATCGCCAACCTGCATGACAAGATTTGATAAATAAATTCTTAATTAAGATGAATCGACCTTTTATTTGTTTTTGGTGACGAACCAATAAAGCTAGAAACTTTGTTTGTGTAATACATATACATAATTTTTGAGTTGTTTTTTTGACATCTGATTTCCTTATTCGATTTTTGATTTTAAAAAGGAGATTTCCTCCATTCTTTTTGTTATTTAAGGTTTAATCATTTGTCTATTCAGTTGTTAATCAAGTTTTTATCCTGTGTCGTTTCTTAATATCAAAACTTATTTATCTCTTCTGAATAATTATGGTCAATGCAATTAGTGGTTTTTAATTTTGTATAACATGTTCTTTTCGTTTGGGCTTGACCACTTAAACCATAATTATTCGACTTTCTGAATATAGTAATATAGATAATAGTTTGTGTATTTAAGGAATCGAACCTTAATCAATGTTGCCTTTTGATGTAAGCCTACAATACACATATTATTAGATACCAGCTAAGGGCAAAAAATATTTTGAGTGTTATAACTCAAATTCATGAGTTATAACATCTCCATTTCTTTTTTCAATAATTAATCGACCTTGACCATTTCGTAAATTAATGAAACTGAAGTCAAAAGCCTCAAATTCTAAATTATACTTTTTAACTAATTTATCAAAGTCATGAAATTTTCTTTGATCATCAAAATACTTTTTCCCATCTGTAAACTTATATACATTTACAAATTTTTTTAATTTATAAACTTCTCTTAAAACTTCAATTAAACTCATAAACTTCCTTTCTAATAAGTATAGAACATATTATTAGATACTAGTTAACACCTTTAGAAGAAGATGAATTATTCTTCATCTTCTATATTAAATACCTTCAAGTAATAACCGTAGAATTCATTATATATATTACCTGTATTTATGCCAATTTCATGACAATACACATATAAATAATGTCCAAGGTTTTCTTTATTTGGGGTTATATTCTTTTCTTTTAAGTAAAATATAAACCTATCTCTTGAACCATATTTCTTTATATTTCTAAGGCTTAAATCAATATTAAGTTCATTTAGCACACTTCTAGCATATTTCATCCAATGTCTAGCAATAAATACTTCAAATTCTTCATCACTTTCAAATTCTTTTAATCTTGGATCATTTTTATATGATAAGATGTAATCTTTATATTTAACCAAATAATCGTTTCTTGTACCATTAGCTTGGATTCTTTTGTCGGTATTATAGAAAATTTCAAACAATCTCTTGAATTCATCATCAATTTTAAATTCCTTATCTTTTAATTTTATTTTTTTATTAGAAAAATCCAAATTTGAAATTTTAATTTTTGCTAAATCATTCAAAGATATACCAGTGTAAAGTGAGTAGATTATGAATTGAGCATGTCTATATATAGATAAATTCAACATCAATATTTTAAAATCATCTGCTGTAAACACCTCTGATTCGTTCATTTTAAGTTGATTTATATTTTTCAGTAATAATGTATTATCAACTAAAAATAAATTTTCCTTAATAATTCCCTTTATTACACACCAATCAAAATATTTACTCAATAAAGCTCTTGTTCTTGCCATTGAAGAGTACGACTGGCTTTTTAATAAATTCAACAATTCATTTGTATTAAAATCTTCAATTGGTTTATTTAATTTAATTTCAGAATTTTCAATGTCTTTAATACTTAATGTGATATATTTATTAATCTCAACATTCTCTCCAATATATTTTTTAAAATTTTTCATGGCTTTCCACCTCAATGTCATTCTACAATTTTTACGTTTACTAGTCAATAATAATATCTATAAATTTAATAAAACTTTCTTTGATTCTTTTGATCCAGCAGCATAAGTATCAAGTGTTACTGATGAGCCTTGTACATGACCAGCTTGTTCTTGAACAAAAGCCAAATCATTTGTTGCGTGATATAAATTTGTTACATATAGATGTCTCAACATATGCGGTGTTATCGTGTTATTTGAATATTTCTTAATTATTCTAATAATGTTTTTTTCTTTGATTCTCAAACCTTCTCTTGTTAGAAATACTGCATTTGATACGGTTTGGATTTTTTTTCGTATTTCTAACCATTCTTTAAGTGCTTCACAAGCATCATTAGAAATATAAACTGTTTCATATTCTAATTCACTATAAGCACCCTTTCTAATAACTTCCACATATGGATAATCAGACTCTAAATGTAAATTATTCATATCAAGACCACATAATTCACTTTCTCTCAATCCTGAACCAAGTAAGAATCTGTAAATAGCTGAATATTTAACTCTGCTATTTACATTTGCTATTTCATTTAAAGATTTTGACAATACATCTAAATCTTCTTTTTTTGGTAATTTAGTCGTATCTTTTTTCTTCTTTAATTGAAATAACTTTTTATTTCTTTTAAGGATTGGTGACTTGTCAATCAAATCTTCTTCAACCAAATAATTGAAGAAGCTTGACAACTGATTTTGAATTGTTACAACCGTAGAATTCTTATAACCATTGTCAATTAAACCGTTTAGGTATTTAATAACATGACTTGGTTTGACATTCCTAATGTCATTGAAATTTTCAAATATTTCTTCTTGTTTACACCAATTCAAGAAATTGTTAATAGAACTAAAATATCCTAACAAGCAAACTTGTGATTTAACTGAAGAATATCTAAAGAAATTAGCTAAATCTTCAGGATAATTATTATCCTTTAGTAATACTTCTATTTTAGCTCTTTTGATTTGTTGTAGCTCTTCTTTATAAATCATTTGTATCACCTCGTCCTTACATATATAAGTATATACTATACATACAGTACAGTCAATATATTTTTATTAAAAAAGAGAAATTTCTTTTCGCTAAAATTTCTCTTTTAATTTGATTAATCTATTCCTTTAAATTTCCAATAATTGAACAAAATATAAGATAAAATTACCCTTTGTTCCGTTAAAGTTAAATCTATAATAAACTCTTCCGTTTCCCCTATTAGAATTTTATAGATTAGATCTTCTCCACGTCTCCCTACAGTTAAGAAAATATCATCATCTTCAGATGCTCTTTCTATATTATATAATATAGTCTCATCCAAGATAACATTGCTATTTAACTTATCTTTCCATAATTCTACATGAATCAAACATTGATCATCGCTTATTTCAATATCTTGTACAATAACATCACTAAAAATTTTAAATACATTTCCGTTCATAATTTTTGCTCTCCCTTTTATTCAAATAATTTAATACTTACACCAATGCTACCAGTATAAATATTCATATTTGAGTACATAATAATCTTGTCAATACTAATGTAACTCTTTTAGCATTGATGCAAGGGTTGACGGATTGAGAGCGTAACAGGTTCGATAGTCAACCCTTTATACACTTCATTAAACAATCCACAACCTCCTTTAAATAATGAAAGCGTATCAAGTATCTACTATAATGATAACACTTTCATGAATAACTTAAAATTACATAATTCATCATAATTACCTAAAATTTGGTAAAATAAAAACCATGTAAAAACATGGTTTAATAAAAATTCCTGCTAGTTATTTCTTCTAATTCGCCAACTGTTGGTCTATAAATCTTATAATCATCTATATTTATTTTTTTATCCATAGTTTCTTTTATAAGTTCTTTAGGATTGTCAAAATCACCATCTTTAGAAACATCCCAGTAATAATTATTCTTTTCTGTATAATCAATTACAATGGTTTCAACATCTGATGTTCCACCTGGATTCAAATTTGATTCTATAATAAAATAACTTGGTTTGTCATTTTTATCTATTAATATATAACCATCGGTTAATTTACTTTCTGTAGCCCAATATTCTATATCTTCTATTGCATATAAAATGTTTTCTTTGCAACTATCAGATATTTCAGGTTCTTTTGAATATAACCACATACCGGTATCTTTATCTTTTTTAGATTGAATATAAGAATACCCTAAAATTATTAAAAGAACAATTCCTAAAACACAAAAAATTTTTTTACGATATTTTTTGTTATCATGAATTTTATCAGTAAAATGAGTTAATCCATTTATAGTTTTATCAAGACTTTTTTCTATTAATATATCTGGTTGAACATCTGAAGTATCAAATAATCTATTATCTTCTTGATTATTAATTTCAACATTTTGTTCATTATTAATCGATTTCTCTTCTTTATTAATATTATTCTGTTTTAATGATATGTTAGAGTTATTTTTCAAAATTTTGTCTAAATTTTTTCTTGCATCATCATTCATAATTAATTTGAACCATCTTTCTTTTCATTTAAAAGAATCATTAATGATCTTTGATTTAATTCAATTTGTTTCAATTGTTCTACTGTTTGTTTTTGATTTTTAAAATGCTCTAAAGACATTACAGAAAATGCAAGAAATAATAACATGATTATATAATACATCCCAGCAGCTTGTGTAAATAATCCAATTAACAAACCTATAGCAGCTAATGAAATAAATATATAAGATACATACATAAACAATTTCCTCCCTTATATCCCATATTTTACCATATTTTTTCCATATAGACCATAAGAGAAGAACTAAACGTCAAATTATTCCACTAAAGCGTAATACTATCTTCAGTTTGTTCAATAACTGGTAATACGCCATGTTCTTTTAATTCATTATAAATCAACTTAACACCATCTTTTGTCCAAGCATTGAATTTAGCTACACTTACAATCTTTTTATTTTCATACATATTCTTTGATGTGGTAATCATGAATTTTAATCCATCTTTCTTATATTCTTCATTAACTTCCCATACTCCATCGATTTTATCTTGTAAACCAATCATGAATAATAGTTTATTAAATTTAACTGCACTCATTCCATAGTAATTTGCAATTTCAGTTGTTAACCATCTATCTTTTGATCCTACAAATAATTCACTTAAAAAAGTTACATCTTGTTTTTCTTCTTCTAATTTCTCATTTTTACTTTCAAGTGACAAGATTTTACTATTAGCAAGAATTAATGCTCTTGATAACAATTCATCTTCACTCATGTTTTCTTGTCCATAGATATATCCACCATTTTTACGAATTGATGGTAATACTTCACTAGTAATCCATTTCTTGAACTTCTTCGCTGAATCAAGCTTACTTGATAAGATAAGTGAATAAAGACCACTTTCATTAATAATAACCATTTTTTGTCTACCACCAGGTGTCATTATTTTAGTGACCCCTTTATCTTCATCATCTACATGGTTAGTTACTGCGTTTGTAATTGACTTCCCCCTTTCCATATCCTAATGCTTCAGCTACATCTTTTCCAACAAACCAAGGTTCTCCATCAATAGCAATTGCTCTTACATCGTGACCTTCAAATTGGAAATCCAATACATTATTCCCTTGCTCTTGTTTTACTACTTCATTTACTACTTTTTTCATAATTAATTTCTCCTTTTCTTTCCATTCATAAAATTTTATATAAAAAAATGGATTCAAGAATTAATCTCAAATCCATTAATTTATCTTTATTTAATTTTCTACTTTTATTTATACCTTTCAAAGATAAATAAAAATAGGTAACGTTGGCGAGACGTTACCATAGACTTTCTAAAGAAGATACACGAATAGATAATGTGTTAGTAGAATATGTATCCTCTTCTTTAATATTTTAACATCTAATATGATCAATTTCTACTATTTTCTAATTAATCATGAGGGGTTATTTCATTTCTATTTTAAATTTATGTTTTAGAGATGATTCATTCAACTTTTTTCCAATTGAACCTTATATTATTTATAAATCATCTTCAAATTCTTCATAATGTAAACCAGGTGCAATAGGAATTTCCCTAATATCTCTTAATTGAACAATAATACTTGTTGCAAATCCATAATTTACATATCTATAATCTGTTCCATACATTTCGATAAATTTATCCACAATTTTGCTTTGTGGTTCTTCCATATAATCATGATGGATAGCTACTTCATACGCATTATTTACATATCCGTATTCTTCTAAATTAATTGACAAGTTTCCATATAATTCATCATCTGTATTACTATCATTTACATATACGATAGAAATTCCTAACGAATTATTAGATGAATATTTAGTAATAACAAATCCCATTTTATCACCATTGTATTCAAAGATTTGATCTTCATTGAAATAAATTGATTCATCTATTCCCTCATCATCTTGTAAATCTTCAGCTACAGCGTTATCTAATAAATACTCAAATAATATTTGAAATTTATAACATTCAATATAATGCCCAAAAAATTTTCCTGGCAATGGAAATTTTTTAAATTTATCATCATTGATTTTAATTTCTAAATCATCTAAATTATTTATTGGTGTTCTAAATTCTACTGTGTCATCCACTTTAAGTTTTAACCATTCTGGAATATCTACTTCCACATAATTATTAAGTGCATCAATAAAACCATCAAATACTTTAACAACTTTCAATTCCCCTGATTCCATATATAAATTTTCCATATTATTTTTCCTCCACTTTTTTTAATTCTTCTCCATAAATATAAATTTTACTAACAAATTTCTTATCATTTTCATAATTATTTTCTACCGCTTTTAAATCTAATAAATCTGATTTCTTATCTATTGCTCTGCCTATTCTTTCAAAAATGTTACAAACAGCGCAGTACTCAATAATTACAAGTGCTATAAGTTTTATCCATGTAAAAATTAATGACATTTTATCCATGATTTACTCTCCTTAATTTAAATGTAATTGTTTAATTGCAATGTCAACTAGTTGTGACTTATCATGAATAGGTAAAAACAAAGGTAAATATTTGTCATTTTCATCAGCATTTTCCCATTGATTAAATTTGCAATAAAAAATTTGCGATTCTTTATTTTGATTTAAAGCAACCGCAAATTTATCATAATATTCAACTTTGTTTCTTGACATATTTTCCAATTGATCAACCATTGCTGCATAGGTATGAATATCTTTTAGTTCAGCTCCAACTTTTAAGCAATAATCATTAATTTTTTCTAATACCTCGAATAACCCATATTGACTATTCGAGGACATTTTCTTTAAATCCATTACAATTTGTTGCATACAATTATTCCTCCTTGATCCAAAAGATTGTATTGTTATAAGGATTAAATTCAATCTTTTTTCCATATAGGTGATAGAAAATATCTGTTACTAAATCAGTTAACTTTTCAGTAGGATTTAATATAGGATTTTTTAAATAACCTACTTCATCAGGAATTAAAAATTGACATTTAGTCTTTTCTGTTTCATCTACATAATAAATTCTTACTGGTACTTCATTTAATCTTAATTGTTGATTGACTCTTGAAATCATGCTGTCTACAAATTTTTCCATATTCTTTATTCTCCTTTTGTGTTTGATAAATGTTCTCTTGCGTATTCCATAAATTGTTTAAAAAATTCGCAATCTTCTTTAATATCATAATAGCAAGTAAAAATGCTATAACTATAGCGTAAGTGTTTATTAATTAGCTTCTCACTTAATTCTAAATCTACACCTAATTCATGCTGAATAGCTAATCTAGTATCATTAAGTAATTTTTCATAAACTTTTTGTTCATTTTTATAATAATCATAATCAATTTTCTTATTGTGTTTTGAAACTTTTTTATTGTATTTTTCCAACTTTTCTTTATTTTCTTTTACAGTCAAGTCCTCGTTAAATACATAGGTTTCTGGTAACTTTTTTTCCAATCTAAATCAAGTTTTTCAGGAATTTGATATTCACCTTTTTCAAATCTCTTATCTATTTCTTCAAATGTCATATTTATTCTCCTTTAAAATTTCTCATCCAAAAAGATGTACCAGTATTGTTAAAATTCAACTCTTTATGATACATTTCTTTAAATAAATCTCTAATAATTTGAATTAATTCCTTTTTAGGATTTAAAATTGGTCGATCCAACCATTTTTCATAATCTTTGCAAGCTAATTTAATCGTACAAAATTCCTTATGTGTTTCCGTTTCATAATCAATTACAATAGGTATTTTTTTTAACGCCAATCTATAATTAATTGCAAATAACATATCGTCATTGAATTTATCCATGTTTATACCTCGATTTCCTTATAAAATTTATCTATCACAATTTTTTGCTTTATATCTAGGTCAACCAAAGTAACTTTTTTAATATGTCTTTCTCTCTTGGAATAATAACCCACTCTTATATACATATTTGTTGCATGATCATCAATGTAAATTCTTAATATTTGTACTTCAGGAAACCAATATTCAGCTTTTTTATCAAATAACTTTAAATGAAACTTTCTCATTTTTTCTTTAAATTCAAAAAAACAACCTGTTTTATCCTGAAAAGGAATTTTAATTTCTTTAAATTTTTTAAACAAATATTTTCTATCTTCTATACTTAATTCATCCATAAATTTACCCTCTTTCTTACTAAATAAAATATGGAAAACCATTTATATAACAATTTTCCATATAAGCCATTTAGTATCTTCTTACTGGTAATAAGATATATTCACTATTACCACCGTCTTTAATAATCATTGGTTTTAACTTTCCATTTACACCACCTTGTAAATTAATTGATATATCACCAATTAAATTTTCTAAAATATCAATCATATATTTACAATCATAACTAATCGTATCATTAAATGAATTTTCCATAAGATCGTTTTCAATACTAATAGAATAATCAATTGTAGGATTATCAAGACATAAAGTATTTTGTTTTAAATCTAAATCAACAATACATTGTTTTTCACTCGATAAATCATTTAACTCTTTATGGTAATTTAGCATCTTATTACTATCAATCACCACTTTTGCTGCGAATGTCGATGGTATTAATCTTTTTGTATCTGGGTAATTGCCATCTACTTTCTTACTTAAAATTACAATATTATTTGTGAGATTAATTCTCACATTTTCGTCATTTTCATTATATTGAATTGATAAAATATCTTCTTTGATTGATTGAATGAATTTAACAACTTCAACATTAATACTAAACTCATTTTCAATAAAATTATTTCCATTTCTTATATAAGGTATTAAATCAGTTTTGATAAGTCTATAACTGTCAGTTGCTACAACAATATCTTCTTTAAAGCCAATTCTTTGTAGAATATTTCTGTTGTCTTTACTTTTTTTGCTACGAATTTGATATGTTTAAAAAGTTCATTAGTAAAACATTTTTCCAATTCAATTTCTTTAAGATCATCTTTGAATTGATAATCTAATAAAGGATATTTATTTGCTTTTTCATAATTCATTTTAAAAACTCTATTTTCAGATGATAAAATCAACTTATCATCATCAATATAAATACGTGTTGATTCACCAAAATTTTTAATTAGTTTTGATAGCTTTTTTAAATCTGCTTTTGCTTTAAAATCTTCATCATTATTAATAAATCCATCAAGTTCTGTTCTTACACAATAATTATCCGTATCACTGTTATAAATTCTCAATACGCTGCCAGTAGCATCTAACACTGCGTGATTAATCTCATATTTATTTCCATATTTTACCTTGCTTAATTTTTCCATTTTATCTCTTAATACTTTAGTGTTTATTTCCATTTTTAATTTCCTACTTTCATTAATATTTTTTTCATATAAGCTTTTATAAAAAATAAAAGACAAGTTTTAAATCACTTGTCTTGTTCAAACATTCTCAAATTTTTCGTATCTTTAATGAATTAATTCAAACATTTCAGGATGTAATTCATTGATATAATATTTACCGACTCTCCAGAGCTCACCATCTGGAATACGTGTTAACGTTACAAATAATCTATCTTGTTCAAACACTTCCCATTCTTCTACTTCTTTTGTTAGATGTTTGTATCTTATTTTACTACTTTCTTTTAATTGCTCAAAAATACCAATATTTTCCATTGTCTTATCCTCCAATAGTTATAATACTTTGATCAAAAATATTTACATCGAATAAGTCTTTCATTTCACGATTATATGTCTTGTTATATATTTTAATTTTTTCAACTAAATCATTATAATTTTCCAACATTTGATCAACTAATTTATATTCTTGTTTACTTGATTCAATATCTTGTTTAAGATATTGAATATATTCATCAATGTATTGCTTAAACACACTATGATCAATTCTAAATTTTCCATTTTTTGTTAGAAGCTTGTTTAAATCATTAGTATCAAAAACCGTTAAATAAATCACATTGTCAAATATATTAATATCAAGAAATTTCTCATTAATAGCTTTATCAAATACATTAATACCTTTATATTTAGCTCTATATTGTGATATTAATTTTTCTTTTGGTACAAGCTTAATTTCATATCTTGAAAAATTAGTATTTCCAAAATAAGCTTCATATCCTAATTGACTTAATGTTTTCTTGATTGGATCAATAGTTCTTTTATTTAAAATTTTTCCATCTTTGACTTCTAACATATTCTTTAGCTCTTTTAACATTGGAACAGTATAATCTTCTATAAATGCTGCACGTTTCAATAACAAATCTTTTTTAGCTTCATTTATACTTCTCTCGCTTTCTTGTTTAATTGTTTTCCATTCAATATTTCTTTCTTTTATTTCATTAATCTTTTTTGAATTTTTATTTTCCATAAAATTTTCCTCATTTCTTTTACTTAAATTTTTCCATCTATCACATTATTTACATATTTATCCAATTCTTCTTTAAGCTTATTGAAATTTTCTATAAACTTTTTCATAAGTGCTAGTTGGCTATTATTCGTATTACAATCAAAATTTAATTTCCAATAACCTTCCATTTTATCTAAATTTAAGTCATTTCTACCTATTCCTACTGATAATCTCCCTTCAGAACTATAAGTAATACCATCCACAATCATTCTCATATGTGCTAATTGTTGATTATTAAAACATTGCCCAGCAACTTTATATAAAGTAAGTACTTGATCCATTTCATCTCTCATTGACATAATGATGTTTTTGTATTTTTCACATTCTTCTTTGTACAGTTTTCTCTCTAATTCTTTTTTCTCTTTTTTATCATCTTTATATGTTACTAATTTCTCAATTGTCTTTGAAATATCCATAAATTTGTCTCCACTCCCTTTAATTTAGTAAAAAATTTCCATTTAAAAATCCCTATTTCTAGGGATTTTAAAGTACTATTTTTAATATTGAAATTCTTGTTTTAAACCAATCCTAATGTTCCATAATTTCAATTACATCAGGATGATCTGCAAACCACGAATTTTCATCCAATTTCCAAATGGAAATATTGTCTCTCTGTTCATCGTAGCAATCGTTATGAGCCTTATAAGCAGCTTCTACCTTCTCTCTTGCATCTTCAATATTGTCAGCCATTACGATTCCAGTTGCTAATTCATCTATTGTATATCTATATATTTTGTTAATAAGTTCTGCATTGTTCATTTTTAACATATTTATCCATCTCCTTTTTATTCATATAACTTTTTTCCAATTAGGACATTTACCATATAATATCTTCAGTTAGCTGCATAACTCCACTAATAATACCAGTAAGCACAATTCTATATCCTAGCTTTTCTAAATAAAGTTTTCCTTCTTCATTCTTTTCGTTAATTTTCTTGCTTCACTCGCTAAAATCATAAATTTACCATCCCTTTTATTAAAAATTTTCCAATTCAACCAATTTAACAACTACCAGTAAATAACGCATCAATTAATTCTTGTTTAGTATCTATAATTGTGCAGCCCATACCCCACATACTATAATCAAATAAATAAATATCGTTTTCATCATTCCCTTCAAGGTCAATAGCAAGTTGATAGAATGTATCACCACTTTTAGCATGTTCATACATAATTTCCAACATTCTTTCATGAGTATAAATATTTTCATCTTCACTAATGATGTCATATAACTCATTAATCATGTCGTATAATGTGCAATTATCATCATTTAAACATTTTTCCATACATTGTAATTGATCCAATGTAAAACCTTTGTCATTTTCTTTATTCAATCTTTGAAACTCTTCAATATTTAAAATACTTTCTAATTCTTCAACTACATCATTAGATAGTTCACTACATCTTAAGCCATAATCTTTTTCCACTTCACCTGAATGAGCCTTTTCTTTTGCTTCTTGTTCATTGGTTGCTAAAACTTCAACCTCTTTTCTATAAAACATTGTTACATTATATTTTTTCATAAACATTTTCCTTCTCTCTCATTATTCTTCAATTTCCAATTCATTAATATTTAAAATTTCAAAACCACTACAATAACCAGCTACAACATATTCAATTTCAGCTTCTGGGAATTTTTCCAACACAAGCCTTTTAGCTGTTTGATAAATAACTTCAATCAAGCTACTATTAATATATTCCCAATCCCCATCATTAGATAATTTTTCCAATACATCTTTCATTGAATATTCAATTTCAATTCCTAATTCTTCTAAAGTTTCCTGAAGATCGTATTCAACTTCTTCTACCATTTCAGTTTCAATATTTAAAAATTCCACTAAAGTTTCCATAACTATTTTCCACCTTTACTAATAATATTTTATTATAATTTTTCATAACTATATCTACTACTATCATGACAATCACTACATACATTGCATTTGCCATAATATTTACAAGTTGTGCAATGTCCATATTCTGGATCATCCCCTCCTTCATCTTCTAATTCCACATAATCAAAAGTATTGCTATCATAAATTCGTAAAGCTCTTTCAATCGCTTCTTCTTCACTATCTGCATCAATTAAGATACTTGCATATGCTCTATATACTGCCATATTATTTTCCTTCTCTTTCTCTTAAAATTTTTTTCCAAACAAAAAAGGATGTAATTTTTGTTTTTTACATCCTTAATAAAATCTATTTTTTATTTTTAAAAATCAACTTCTTCAAAATCTTCCCATTCTGGATCATCATGATGTGCTTTTGCAGCACTTTCATGTTTAACAACTTTTTTCCATTTTGGTGGATAGTAATATAATTTTTTAATCGTATCATGTAAATTATGGATTCTAACTGTTAAAAATTTTTCGTTAAAATCTAACAATGTAATAGGAATTGTTTTACCTTTATATTCACGACTAAAAATTTTATTATCAAAACTTTCTTGATGAGGTAAAACAACTGTGCCATCTTCCTCGTTTACTTGTGCAACTAATTTTCCTTTATCATCGAAAATTTCATAAAATGAACAGTAGCTACTCCAACCACCCATGTGTCTACGTTCATTTTTACTTACATATCTTTTTTCCATATCGTTTTACCTCCATTTTTCCATTTACTTAATTAATCTATCAAGATCAATTTTATCATAACCAAATTCATACAATTTATCATATAAGTCTGCTTTTAAAACTGTATTCCATGTTCTTCTTTTTATATATTCACTATCTTCATGATATTTTCTCCAACTATCTTCAATAACACTAATACGTTTCATATGTTCCATAAAATTATTATAATCACGTAAAATAACAACTATGCCACTAGCACTAAAATAGCCGCCATACGGGACAAACTTTTTTCCATCATTGATAGTTAAACATAACGTTTCTAAATTATTGACTTTTATTTTTTCAACTTCTTTAATCCAATTTACTTTAACCATAATTTCCAACTCCTTAAAGTCTTACATGAACTTCTAAAGATACATAATCATTTCCAATAACATTTTCTGTAAATTCTTCTACTTCATGTGTATATAAAAATTGTGATAAACAATCATGCTCAATATCCATATCTTCAATTAAAAATTCTTGACATCTTTCTTCCCATATTGTTAAATTGATTTCTTTTTTATTTGTTAAAGAATGATATTTAGTCCTTGCATCATAAATAATATCTTGAATTGTTTGTTTCTCTTTCATATTTTCCACCTCATTTACTTTATTATATCTTTTTTACAACTTTTTTCCATATAATTAATTATTGACTAATTCTTTTTCAAAAATTTCTCTAGATTCTTTTGCAATTTCTTTACAATCTTCTACCCAGCCGTCGTATTCTTCTAAAAATAGGCTATATCCATATTCCACATCATCATCACAGCGCCAAATATAATATCCTACCAATAGCTCTGGATTGATGAAAAATTTATGAAATACATCGTTTTCTAAAAATGTTGTTTCTCCATCTTCTTTTTCTAATACAATTTCTTTTTCCATAATTTTCCATCTATTTAAAAACATTTCTTTACACTTCAAACAGTTTTTATATTTTTTCATTGTACTTTCTCCTTTGATCCATTAGGGGTTATCTAAAATAATTTTAATAGTAAAATTTACCAAAAGTTTTACTAAACTTTTTTCCAATTCGACCCTTATATTAGTAATATATACGGGTTATATCAAAAGTTATAAAAGTTAAATTTTATCAATTTATTTTTATAACTTTTTTCCATATGTGCCTTAATATATAATTAAATTTCAGCGATAATTCTATGGATAAATAATTTAAATGCTTTAAGATTCATTCCATAATCTTCTTTAATTATTTGTGCAAGCGACATATGAATATATGTCTTTTTAAATCTGTTATACCATTTATCAATTTCATTATGATCTTTATTCATTTTAATAAATTGTTCATTTAAAGCATTGTAAAAATCTTGTTCAGTTATTGGGATCCATCTTGACACGTTTTCAGCCGACTTTTTTGCTTTATCTTTTATAGCTTGTTTTAAAGTTACACCATCAAAATAAACTCTATTATTTGTATTATATATCATTGAATCCATGTTGGCTTTTAAATATTGCTCTTTTGTAATTGAATTCATTTTTTTAGTTCTCCTTTTCAATTATAATTTTTTTTGAAATAACAACCCTTACGTTATTTTTAAAATTGAAGAGATAATTCAATGCATCTTGAGTTAATATCTTTTTTAATTCATATAAGCTTATATTAGTTTTAATGTAAAGACATCTTTCACCTAACCATCTTTCGCCTATAAAACGATCAATACAAATCCTAAAATATCCATCATATTCAAGTTTGCCATCACCCCAAATATCGTAAATATAATCCATTTTATTTTCCTCCAATATCTATTATTAAAATTCTTGAAACTCTTCAGGCGCTACACGATTTTCCCAGAACGCTTTTAAAAAAGCTTCGCCACATTTTTCTTTCATAATCCATCCAATATCCTCTAAACTATATCTAATTTGTGATTCGTCGATATTAATTAGTGAATCAAAATCTTCAGCAATGTAACGTAACATATCATTAGGCATATTTTTTAAGTCATCAAAGACTTTACAAATACCACTTGCTTTATTCAATAAAACGACTTCTTCGCTTGTTTCATCCCATAAAATGATAATATAATGATTTTTAGTATTGTAATATCTCATAATTTCTATCATTTTTGTGTCCTCCTTAGTTAGTCATCTAGGCTTTCAAATTTTCCATAATTATTGACGTTTCTTTCAACTCCTACAGCGTTCATATAGTTATAGCACGGTTTCCCGTCTTTGTCTTTTCCTAGTATACTATTAGGGTTAATATTCTTATAGAAGCATGATTTACAATCGTTATCCCTATTTCTCCATAAGATCATGTCAGCGTTTACCCTTTGAATGAACTCCCATTTATTGACTTTTGGTTGATCCTCTGGGAGCTCCAACTCTTTCGGCAGCACATATTTATACTCTTTCCATGATCCTATTTCTTTGTACTTCTCTTGTCTCTTTCGTGCTTTTTCTTCTTTTCTTGCTTCGATTGATGCACGTTTGACATTTTCATAATAAGCGTGTCTATTTTCAATTCTTTCTTTTAATCTATCAACAACCGCATCAAGTTCGCTTTGTTGCTTGTTGTATGTATTTGTTTGTGTTCTTGTTTCCATTTTTTTCTTTCTCTCTTTCTTTTTAGTATTGTTTTATGTTTTTTGTATTGTTTTTCTTTTCGCTTGTTAAAATAAAGAAAAGCTATATTTCTATAGCTTTTAATTGTATAATTCTATGCCATCATCGACTTTCATATTTTCAATTAATAAATAGCCGTTGTTTAATCCAAAGCTAGACATATCACAATAAATATATATGTCACTTTGATCATATTCTTGTCTATCTTCTTCGGTTAGATCATTTTCATTTATAAACATACCTTTTCCGCTTTTAATACAGATAAAAGCTAACTCCTCAATAGATATATTTGTATCATTTACGCTTACTTTTTGTAAGTAAACGTTAAAACCTGGATAAACATAAATATAACCGACTTTATTTTTTTGACTTAATAGCGCCCTTTGTTCTTGAATTGTATACATTTTATAACCCTCCTAAAATTTTACAAATTTTATAAAATAACTGAAATAATAATGATGCAAAAGCTTCGGCTATTGGTTCAGCGAATATAAACATAACCAAAGCAATAAAAAAGAGGATCGTTAAAAATCCTCTATATGATAAATGATATTTATTTGTACTCATTGTTTTACTCCTTAGTCTTGATAATATTCTTTTAAATCATATTTTTTTAGTGCTTTTGACAACTCTAAAAACATAAATATGTTATTTTCGTTTGAATCTAAAATATTAAAACTCATTTTTTTAATTTCATCGGTGAAAAAATATGAAAATAACGGGCTTGATTCTATTACGCTAAAATCATAATTAAATAAATATCTATCAATTAATTTATTGAAATTAATTTTATTATTAACGTTTTTTACAATATTATAATTGTATTGAATATAAACTCCATTAAAATTATCAATAATAATATCATTATTTTCATTGATAGAAAAAATCAATGATTTATAATAACTACTTTTATTATATAAAACACTAAAAAGAAAATATTTATTTTCTTCTTTTGGTTCTGGTAAAGCACTTTTTAAATTCCAGTTCTTTTTTAAATCTTGTAAAATTATTGTATCTTTCATCATTTATACTCCTTATAGTAATTTTAATAAATCTTTTTTAGTGATGTTTTTATCACTGTTATAATAAAATTGTTTTAAAAATTCTTTTATATGTCTCAAGGTTGTGTTTGAAAATAATAACGATTGATCTATGTTATCATTTAAAATAATATCATTATGTGATAATGTACACACCAACGTATTATAGCTATATAATTTTATATTTTCGTTTTCTTCTTCAATAATTGCTTTATGGCAAAAGCTTTTTTTACTGTCGTAGATTGGTAATAGTTCATATTTTTTCATGGTTTTTATTCTCTCTTTTTTTTAATTTTTTTAATAAATAAAAAGACTATAAATTTTATAGCCTTATTCAATATTTAAAAGCGTGTTGTTTTCTTTTACATTATTATATTCAATATTTAAAATATCTCTTGTTTCATAATTTAATTCATTGAAATATTTTTGCATCTTGATAAATTCTTGATATTTTTTTGATAATTCTAATAAATTAGAAATATCTCTTTCAAGTGCTGCAATTTGTTTATACTCATTATCAACAATATTTGATAATTCATTTTTAAAATATTCTAGGTTGATACGTTTGTGCTCTTCATCTGATAAAAAACATTCAGTTTTTAACGTTATATATTTTTCATGCCTATAATTTAAGTTTGAATAAATTTTAAATGTAATATAATATTTTTGATCATAACTATCTTCATAAATATTAAAATTTGTATTTTTTAATAGTTCTTTTAAATGATCTTTAAAGCGTTTATTATATACTTTGTTATTGAATTTTTGATCAACATTATTTTTCAAAGTTTCTAAAGTTTCAATATAATTTTCATGTTTTTTAATAGCTAAATTATACTTATTAATAATAGCTTTTTTATTTCTTTTTGATTGTGTTTCTTCTTTAAGAGTGTTTAAAAATTCAATTTCTTTTTTTGATTCTGGATTTTTATAAGCGTTTATAATTGATCCATTTTCTTCTTTAATTTCTTGCTTTCTTTGTTCGATTTTTGATAAATCCACATCATAAGAAACACAAAGAGTACACCCTCCACATTTTTCGCAAATTTCAAAATTTTTACAGTACATTTTTTTATTTAATTCTTTCATTTTTTTATTCTCTCTTTCTTTGATTTTGATAAATGAAAAGCCTATAAAAATATAGCCTTTAAAATGTTATTCTTTAACTTTAAAAAAATTATAATATTCTTCAGCTTTTAAAAGTTCGTCATAAATAGCTATTATTTTATCTCTTACATAAATAGACTTATCAATTTTAACATCTTGTTCAATTAGAACATCGGCAGCATTTTCAAAAGTATATAAAATATCAAAAATTGAAGGTAAGCCAGAAATCCATCGGGAAAAGCGACTAAATGTTAAAGTTTCATCTTTTCTACACATTTCTTCTTGTGCGGTTTTTAAAATATAATGACAAATAGAAAAATAATTTTCTTTTTTATCTTTTGGTTGATCTTCTGGGCTTTCGTCTTTATCCCATGTATAATTATTTAAAATAAAATCTTTAATAGTTGTATTCATAATCTTATACCGTCCTTTTTTTAATTGTTTTATTTAATTGTTTAATTTTTTGTAAAATAAAAAGGAAAGCTATTTTTTTAACTTTCCTTTAAAATTTATTCATACCAATATTTATTAATTTGACCTTTATAGTCACTGAAATAAAAGCCCTTATCATGGTTGTTATTTGTGATAATTTGGTTTTTTATTACATCGTTTTGACCTTTTGAAAATCCTTTTTTATATCCTTGATTTGATCCAATTAAAAAAGCACTTGTTAAAAGTGTTATAAGTAAAGCGAATTTAATAACTCTTTTTGTGTTTGTTTTCATTTTCTTGCCTCCTTAATTTTTAAATTTCTAAACACTTAATAGACCACTCTTCATGATCCTTTAAAATTCGATTGATTTTTTCATCTGGATAATTTGAGCAATCGCAAATGATTTGACCTTGTTCATTTACAATAAATGTTTTAAACTCTAACATTTTTTTAATCCTCCTGAAATTTTATTTTTTCTTTTCTTCTTTCAAATAACTCTTTTTTGAATTACTTCAAAGAAGAAAAGAAAGACTTAATTTTTTTCATAAGTAAAAAGAATGTTTTTAAATTTTAACAAGCTGCATGGCTTAACTTTTTCATGTGTAGCAAATAATTTTTGAAGTGTTTACGCTGTAAACTTGTTTCAATAGTTGCATCAATGAAAGAAGATTCTTAAACATTCTTCTTTGAATTTATGAAGTTTATAAGTCTTATTTTTTGTTTTTTGATAACTCCAGAAACAAAAGAGAAATATAGTTTTCAAAACTGGGAATCATTCTACAATTTTTTATTTTTCAATCTACGAATAACGCATTTTTTCAATAGCTTACAAAATGCTTTTGATTCATTTAATTAATAATCAAATGAACAAAGGGTTTTATAACTTCTCATCTAGTTTCACGTACTAGAGGACTTTTTTAAAAAGTTACCTTTTTATTGTCATATAATAAGAAAGAGCTTGACTTTCTATATTATAATTTATATTATAATTATAGAGAGTTTAAACGTGCCGCCAAGCCTTTAAGCTCTTTTTATTATGCTATTTTTTCGATACATCCTATTTTTAAGGATCCTTTAAGTTATATTTCATGGCTTTTGTTATCTCCTTTTCTTTACATTATTAGTATACTATATATACCGTATTTTGTCAATACTTTATATATAGTTTTTAATGTTTTTTAAGGTATTTTTTTAAAGAAATTTAATAAGATTTTTTGATTCATCTTATCCCTTTTCTTTAATATTATTATAGCACAAAAAACACTATATGTATAGTGCTTTTTGTATTTTGCATCATTTTTTTAAATAAAAAAATTAATCTCTATCTAGTCTTTTCATGTCTTTTTTTATTAAATTTTTGATGTATCTATTTTTTGAGATTTTTATATCATTCAAAAAGTCATATATTTTCATATCGCTATCGTTTTGAAGGTTAAAAGATACTTGTATACGTTTTATATTTTGTTTTGTATATTTTAGATCATATTCTTGCTTATTTGCTTTCGCTTTGTCGCTCATGTTTCTACTCATGATTTTTCATATCCTTTCTTATTAATTCTTTTATAAAAGCACTAAATGGCTTGTCTAGTTTATCGACGTATATTATTATGTCTGCATCCGTTTTTTTATTGAATTTTAAAAGCTTTGAAACAGTCATATTTTTATTGTATTGTTTGTCGTATTCGTATTTTCGTTTTTTAGCCTTCTCTTTTTTGATTATTTCGGCTTTCTCTAGTATTTTATTGTCGTTCATATCTATATACACATCCTTATTATATTATAGTCTTATTTGTTCATATTTTAGCATAAATAAGGCAAAATAAAAAGATATGGTTAAATGGTTATGGCTGCATGTGATCATACATTTATATACATTGGTATGATATTATGTTATTATGATCATGTGTACATGATAGTGTATTAGAAGATATGGAAGATAAAAGGATCAAGAAGAGAATCAAGAGCATAACAATATTATATTGATATGATAGTACTATGTTATGCTGATATAGTTGTATTAGATTGATAAGGTTATGTTATAGTGATGTTGTGTTATTATAGTAAGAGATATATAACAGAATGATAAGAATGTGTGGAGATAATAAGAACGTGTTAGAGTGATGCTATGTTATTAGTGTGATAGCGTTGTATTATGATGATAGTGTTGTGTTAATGTATTAAAGGTGTGTTAATATGATAATATAGTGGTATGGTGATATGATTGTGTTAAAGGTTGTGCTCTTGCTGGTGGTTGATCATGATCATGTTAATGGTGGTTGATCATGTATTAATATATCAAGGGTTGATGATGTTATATTTTTGGTTTGGTTTGTTGGTGGTTTGGTATATTGATTTTAATATATTGAGTAAGGTATGGATAATAAAAATAAATGATAAAAAACAATTCAAAACAATAAAGAATAATAAAAAACAATAATAAACAATAATAAACAATAATAATATAACACGTGTTATAAAATAAAATAACAGTGTTATTTTTTACAAAAAAATTTGACAAAATTTACAAAAATTTTCAATCCTGATATTTTTTTTGCACTTTAATAAAATACCTTGAGACCATCCCCGAGGGGGTTCATGATCTCAAAAAAGGGCATATTATTATAAGTAATATACCCTTTTATCATGTTTATTTTCTTGATCTCTGGGGGGGTGGTTATGACATTTTTATTCACAACTTGTCTAGACAAGGCGCTATCTCTTACATTTTTTCACTAACCCAAAAATCCCATTCTCGACACCTAATACACATCCACTCCCCATCTCTCAACCCTACCTAACTCCCCTAATATTCCACACTTATAACCACCCTATCCTTGCCCATCACAACAACCCAAAATTACCCAATTCCATCACTTTGATACATTTCAGGTAACTCAAATCCAACTCATATCAAACCCATCATTCTACATCCAATCCATCTCTCTCATAATCCCATGACCATATATTTCATCCTTCATTACTTACTAAAATCGCCCACTTCAATCAAACCAATGTCACCCATTACCCATCTCCACCCATACAAAATTCCTCAAAATAACCCATTTTAAAATTTACAAAAAATCGTTAAAAATCCAACAAAATTTAATATTTTATCTCGTGAACTAACATTTCCATAACCAATCAAACCAACCTACCAATCCGTACCTTACATACCCTTAATTTTACCTATTTCCCAACCAAAATTAGTGAATTCATGTCTCTTTTACCTAAAATTACCTAAACCAATTCACTCCAAACAACCAATATTCTCGTATTTCTCTCGATACCGATAAAATTTGTCTTAAAATTACTCATAATTCTATTACAAAATGATAAAACTTTATCATATTCATTCCATCAAATACCTCTTGACGTACCATTTTGTTCTCCCATTAAATAGATACCTAAGGTCGTAAATCACGACTCTAGATACAAATAATTAAACAAATTCATTCTTTCTTATCTCGAAACAAAATACCAATTCCAAAAATATCAAACTCATGATCATCAAGGTATTGTCAAAATAACAACACTTCAAGACAAGGATGTATCAAATTAGAGATACCTTAACCTAATTTAATGACACCTTAATTTGGGACGTCATTTTAACGCATCATAATCACATCCCTAAATAGCAAATACTCAAAGCAAATACTCAAAATGGACACATTGCCAAAATAACAAGGTGTCCACAAAACAAGGACATGGTATTTTACCACCTCAACTAACCTTATCATCTCTATCCCTATTATATATACAATCTCAATACATACAGGTATGAACAAAATAGACATACCCTAATTCATCCAAATAAGATTTAAAGTATCTCAAAATTAATACATACAATAACATTTAAGTAACAAAAAACCATACAAAATATCATGTTATTATTGACTAGTAACGGAGAAAAAGTTATAATTTTTATAGAGTTAGTTAGTATCTAATAATATAAATTATCCAAACAGATCTTAATTATACTCTAAAACGTAAAATTTTAGCGTATAACGAACGTTTATATCTATTAGGTATAATTTATAGTCTTGTATAGAATATCTCTTAAAACGCAAATAAATGAGATATTTAAAGATTTATATAAATTCATAACTCTAATTCGTCATAAGGAGGTAATAAATGAATTAATAAGAACAATTAAATAATAACTAATTATTTTTTATTCTTTCGTAGTATCTAATAATATGCTCTATATAGCGCATAAACATCTTAAGATGATAAATTATACATCAATATAGGAACATTCGTTAGAAGTCAAAATTTAAGCAAATAAAGGATATATAATTATTCATCATAAAAGAATAAAGAATTAATTGGTTTAATAGATCATAAGAAGAATGAATTATTAATTATTTAATTTATTTAATTCAATAAAAGAATAACTAAAAATTTTAAATCGTTTAATCATCTAATCTATAAAGAATAAATAAATTTTAATTAATAATTCATAAGAAGAATTAAATGTAAATAAAATAGTTAATTAATTGAATAAGAGATAAAGAATATAAGTATTTATTAATCCATAAAGAAAGAATAAAGAAAATAAATTATTTCATATAGAGAATGATTAGGTATTGCAAGGTATAAAGGTATATCAAGTTAATATGGTAATTAAATGAATAAGTAATTTCAATATTATCAATTTGTATAACTTGTCATCTAATTATTTATTCATTATAGATTGTTTTCGCAGCGAGCGTAAGCGAAGCAAGAACGCAAGCGAACGTAGTGAGTGCGCTAGTACGAACGAAGTGAAGTTGAGTGTAGCGTAAGCGAAACGACCTCTTGTATCTCTCTAGTTATTTTCTCTCTCAATAATTAGTATCTCTCTTATTACTTTAGTATCTCTCTTATTTAGGACGTGCCAAAATGTAATGATTTAGATACGTTTTTAACAAACCTATTAAAACAAAAAAAGTTTTAAAAAAATATACATTTCTAAAAATTTAAGTAGTTAAAATTATTACTTTAAAATATTAGAATGTATTAATTTAATTAACAATTAAAAAGGAGGATTTAATGAAGAAAAAAGAACAGTTTATTATTATTCCTGAAGAAGCATGGATTAAAGGAATAGAAAATAAAGATTACCTTGCTTGTTATTGTTTTATTAGAGAACATGCTCTTATGACAAACAAAGTAATTTTTACAAAAAAAGTCTTATATGACCAATTAAGAGTTAAAAGACAAAACATCAAAGAAAGAGTTTGTCAAGCAATGCAACAAGTTCTCAATGATTTTTGCGATGACGATGCTAAAATTGATTTTAAGAAATTTAAAGTTAATGAATTGATTTGTGTATTTTTAGATGAAGAAAAACTTGACCGTAAGGGAAAATCATTTGCAAAAATTTATGCAGATGATCTTATCAAATTAGAATCATATGCAACAAGTCAACAAAATTATCAAGATATGCTCTTACTATTATGCTATTACAGAACAAGAATGATAAAAAGAAATACTGACTCAACAGTAGAAATAGCTCCAGCTATCTTATATAAATATTTACTTGATATAAGTACTGAATTGCAATTACCTTTATCAGCTACAGTAAGATGTCTCGATATTTTACAAGAAGTGAAAATTATTAATCTCTATAGAATGAATACAAAGAAGATAAACGATAATTATTTTACTGGTAAATTAATCATATATGATTATGTTAATAGAGATGAATTGTATTCAAATGAAGAAATTCTAGATGCAGCTATTAAATATGTAAATAAAAAATCAAAAGATCAATAAGGAGGAATGAATTATAAGTATTTATTTAGACAATGCAGCTAAAACACAAGTCAAAAAAGAAGTTTTAGATGTTATTATAAAATCGTTAGAAGAAGATTGGTATAACCCATCATCAAGTTATCAACCAGGAGTTGAAGTAAAAAATAAAATTGAACAAGTTAGAAAATTAATTGCAGATAAAATTAATGCAAAACCAAATGAAATTTTCTTTACTAGCGGAGGATGTGAAGGAAATAGTTGGGTAATTGATAATTTTGATCATATCTTATATGATCCGCTATCACATGAATCAATTAAAGATATAATAAAGAAAAAAAATAATAGTCAAACCGATGTTTTTGGTAGATGTTATCCTGGAAAACCAATCAGTTTAACAAAACTTATTGTTGATGAATATGGTAAATTAGATTTATTTTTTATAGAAGAGGAAATGAAAGAATTTGAATATGGCTCAGTAGATTTTTCAGAAGTTTTTACAATTTGTGGTGCTAATAACGAAATTGGAACAGTACAATCAATTAAATACATTAAAAATTTATTAGAAAGAAATAATAAAAGACTCAAAGAAGATTTTTTATCTGAAAATTGTGGCGATGAATATTATTATGGAACACATAAAAATTTTCTTTTACATATTGATGGAACACAAATGTTACCTTACATGAAAATTGATGTTCAAGATTTAGGTGTGGATATAATGACATTCTCTGGAGCAAAAATCGGTTGTCCTAGCGGGATTGGTTTCATGTATGTTAATGGTAATTTACAAAACGATAGATTTACAAGACTAGAACAAATCATTGGTGGCGCACAAGAAAATGGTTTAAGAGGTGGTACAGAAAACGTACCTTACATTCTTGGATTAGGTAAAGCCATGCAATTATTAGATACCGATACAAGTCATTTAGAAAGCCTTAGAGACTATTTTATCAATAAACTATTAACTTTACCTAACACAAAATTAGTAGGCTCTAAAATCAACAGATTACCAAATAACGTAAATATTTGCTTTGGTAATATTGATGCATCTGCTCTGCTTTCATATTTGAACTTAAATGGCATTTATGCTTCAAGTGGTAGTGCTTGTAATAGCAATTCGTTAGAACCAAGTCATGTATTAAAAGAAATTGGTTTAAGTGATATTGAAGCAAATTCATGTGTGCGTTTCACATTATCAAACGAAACTACTGTAGAAGAATTAGAGGAAACGTTTAGCGTGATTGAAAGATTTGTTACTAGACAAAACAAATATCTAGGTAAAGGAGAATAATTTATTTAGTGTCATCATTAAAAGACGGTGTATATATTTTAAGCATTGATGCTAAAGATATATATTTGTCTAACTCTTATAAGAAAGACTACGTGGGGTATAACCCTAGAAACAATGTAGGTTTGATGAACACTGATAAATTTCTTAATAAACTTGATTACTCTTTAGATTTGATTAAACTTATTGAAATCTATAAATCAGTTTATAGAAACAATAGATTTACATTTGAAGAAAATAATAAATCATTTTCACAAAGAGTTATCAATGTAACTTTTAAGTATTCAGTAAAGGAATATAATCGTTTCTTTGGAAATGTATGGGTAAAATTGGGATTTGATTACAATGATATTAAAGATAAAATGGTTGATCATGTTTATATGATTAATGGTAAAGTCATTGCAATTGATACTAATGAGGGAGTCGAATCCCCTATTCCTAAAGAATCATTAGGAAATTGTTTTTACTATGATAAGACAACACATAGATATTCAGTTTACGAATACAAAATCAAAACAATTAGAACAACAAGAGAATTAAGAAAAGATTTATACCATAAAGGATTTTATTGTGATGGAATTAAATTCATTAGATTTAAACGTTCTTCAGGAGCAGCCCGTGTCGGAAAATGCTTATTCATTGATGAAAAACTTTACTCAAAAATTCATAAATGGGAATTGTGTAAGTTAAAAATCAATGAAGGAGATGAACTTGATTTAGCTGCTTTTGAAGCTTATATTTCACTCACATCATCATCAATTATAGATACCCTATATATTGATCCTAAATCTATTTTGGTCGTTAATGATTACGAAAGTACCTTTAAAGAAGATGCTCTAGTTACTAGAATTGTTGACGGAGAATTACATACAAATGATGAAATCGTTGAATTATCAAACAGTATTTGGGATGGTCAATCACTGATGGATATTTCTTTATTTGGTGACTATCAAGATAAAGGAATGTTGTTGTTAAGAAATCAATTCTTTAAATCATGTTGTTTTAATTGTAATATACAAAAATGGTTTAAAGATAATGGTATTGAAAGGCTTGAACAATTAAATGGACAAACAATAGCTGATGATATTAGTCAGATCAAATTAATTACAACACCTAGTTCAATCAAATATTTGAAATTTGGAGAATTAGAACAATGGTTAACTAGTATCACCCCTATTTTTGGTGTTGTTAAATATGAGAAAAAGACTCATTATCTCGATGGCAATTTAGTTAGATGTCATTATCAACTAATTAATTCGTTACAAATGACGAAAAAAGAAGTAAAAAAACTAATTGAACCTTCATTTAATTATTTAGAAATGATAAAAAATGACCCAGTGGTTTTAAGGCATTACATAAAATATACTGGTAATACAGATATGGAACTTTCCGATCCATTAACATATAAGAGTGATATTACATATAAATTATTGGGTTTGAATGATAAATTTACTCAAACAAAAATGTATGACTTATTTAAAAAAGACATTATTACTTCTTATAAAAAGAATTTAAGAGAAGGACATTTATTCTTGAATGGTAATTACTCAACTATTTGTGGAAATCCTGTTGAAATGTTATATCAAGCTATTGGAAAATTTGATGGTACTTCTCAAATCGGAATTGGTAAAGTTCATACTACTAGGTTTAAGTACAATAAAACAATTTTAGGTAGTCGTTCACCACATATTTGTCAATGTAACATTTGGTTACCTTTAAATTCATCAAATGAAATGATTGATAAATACATGAACCCTACTAATGAAATTATTTACATTAATAGTATTGGAGAATCAGTATTAGATAGACTGTCAGGTGCAGATTAACCATAATAGGTCTGCCTTGAGTAGTAATACTCATGTTAAAAGATTTGTGAACCTAGAAATCTAGGGTGTTTATTAAAAAATAAGCTAACGAAGAACAACTTATTAAGTAAATATCGTGCCAAGCATAAGAGGAAACTTTTATGAAGGTGTAGAGACTAATGGAAATAACCTTAAATGGTTAGACCATGTACATTCAAGGTGCAATCCCTTGTTTGGAAGTGCAAGTCAATCCGACCATTAAGTTGAGGATTAAAGAGATAGTCCACTCCCTCCCTACTTTATATGGGATAAATTCAAAATATCAGGTGACTGAGGGTATGGTGGTTTGACAGTGATACTTGTATGATTACTGATAATTCGATACTAATCAAAGCTGGTAGAAAAAATATTAATAATTTTAAAGTTTCAATAAATAAAGTTGAAGCAAAGAAAATAAAAAGATTTTATACTGCTGAACAAAAAGCAGATTTAGATATTAAGACTTCAAATAATCAAATAGGTGTAATTATTAATTTATCACAAGAACTTAATTCAAAAGTATGGGATAAGTTGAATAATGGTGCAAAATTAGAAGATATTCAAGACATTTATAAAGATGTATGTCAATTAAACGTTATGTCAAACATTGAAATTGATTCTGCAAAGAAAGAATTTGATGTTGTTATGAATCAAGAAATTGAAAATATTCGCAATAAATATCGAACAAAAGACAAAGATGGTAAGACAATTAAACCTTATTTCTTTGGAATTATTGCAAAAGAGAAAGGATATTTCAACGATGACAAGTTTAACTACAAAAAAATGAATACTTCAATGGATTATTTAGAAGAATTGATAGACAGTAAGAGATTTAGTAGAAAAACTCCTAAAGAATTCATTAAATTTTATGAATTATTGAATACCGAAAATTATGATAATAACAAAGTTAATAGACAACAAGCTCAAAGAATTATGAGTGAAATCAAAAAATTTGAAGGAAAGATGAAATATTTATTTTCAACCACACTTTTTGATCCAAGTTGTCAAATGATTTATTATCAAAATCAAAGAAATGCTCTTATGGAGTATATTGGAAGATTAAATATCAATGATAGTACAATTATTTATTTATTAAAGTCATTAGATAATAGTGAAAATCAGAAATATTATCAAACAATTTTTAAAGCGTTCTTTGGTTATCCTAATGAAAGATTTTATGAGCTAATAAAATCAAGTAATGAAAAAATGCTTGAATTGGCACAATCAGAAGATGGGATTTTGGAAATTTTCGGCTACAGATATTCAAAAATTTACAAAAATTAGCCAAAAATCCAACAAAAATTTTTTTCAGCATGGTGTAACTGCCCTATTATTCGGTCGTTACCAAAAGCGGAGATAAATCTGTATATGGAGAGGGTACTATTTTTTGCTTAATTAGAAGGAAAACAAGGAAAAAATATGTACGAAAAATTAGAAAATTTAAGAAAATTACCTGAAGAAAAGAAATTTGAATACATTTGGCGCATCGGTAATGATATTGACAATGGGATTTTGCCACATTGGAGAAATATATCAGAAACGATCAATAAAGAATTAGGCGTTCCAGAAGAAGAATATCTATCTGAATCAGCCTATCGCAAAATGTATCAAAGTGCGAAGAAATTTTATGATGAAGGTGTTTTTAATCTTGAGACAAATTCAGAAGAATTGACTCAACTCAAAGAAGCAATTACTGAAAATAAGAAAACACTTGCCAAAATTCGTACAGAAAACCTAGAAATAAATAAGGTGTATAGAGAGATGGGAAGAAGTGAGTTGTTGGCTGATAGAGTTATTGAAGCCGTACAATTGTTAGCCAAAGAACAACCATTCATTTCCCCTTCTCCTTTAAATATTATTCAAGATAATAAAAAAACAGCCTGTTTATGTTTTGGAGACACTCATTATGGTGTCGAATTTACTGTAAAGGGATTATATGGTGAAGTAATTAATAGTTACAGTCCTGAAATTTTTGAGGATCGTATGTGGAAATTACTCGAAAAAATTAAAGAAATCATCGTAAAAGAACAATTAACAACTTTAAATGTCTATAGTTTAGGCGATGAATTAGACGGTATTTTAAGAATGGGTCAGTTAATGAAATTAAGATACGGGATTGTAGAAAGCACAATCAAATATTCTGAATTTATTTGTCTATGGCTCAATGAATTAAGTAAATATGTAAATATTAGATACCAAATGACAACTGGAAATCATACTCAATTAAGAATGTTAAATGGTAAAAAAGGAACATTTGAAGATGAGAATATGTCGATCATTATTAAATGGTTTATTAAAGAAAGAATGAAAGATAATCCAAATTTTGAATTAATTGATAATGAGACAAATATGATTTTCGATGAAGTTAGTGGTTATAACCTTTTAGGTATTCATGGAGAAGTTAAAAATATGGAAAGTGCTTTAAAAGATTTTACACAAATTTATAATATTAAGATCAATTACTTAATTGCTGGTCATATGCATCATCAAAAAGAACAAGAAGTTGGTAAAAACACAAAAGTAATTAATATTGGCAGCATTATTGGACTTGATAATTATTCATTAAGTCTTGGGAAAAGTGCAAATGCAAGTGCTACTGTGTTGATTTTTGAAGAAAATCAGGGAAAATCTATAGAATATTCTATTAATTTGAACTAATAATAAAAGAATTTAAGGAGTTAAAAAATAATTGAATAAAGAAGAATTAGTTACCGTTATTTGGAGTAAATTAGACGGTATTACAAAAGATGAAGTAAGAACATTTTTAACAGCGATGTTAGATAGTATTGGACATTGTTTAGCAAATGGAAATAATATTAAATTAAAAGATTTTGGGAAATTTGAAATCTCTGAAAGAAAAGCACACATGGTTATTCATCCAAAAACTAAAGAAAGATGTCCTGTCCCTAAGACAATATCAGTGAAATTTAAGCCATCTGGATGGATTAAGGAGTCATTAAATGAAAACCGTAAGTAGTGTAGTTTTTGATTTAAGATTACCTGAAACAGTACAAGAGTCATCTTTTAAAACATATGATACATTTGCATGGGCATTATATGAAATGGCTAAAGAAATTAGATATTTAGAATTCGTAGCTATTTATCTAAAAAGAGATAAAGCTGTTAAATTATTAGTTGAAATGGCAAAATACTTTAATGATATTACAATTGACAGTGATGCTTTTGATGTAAAAAATGTAATTATTACAGTATCATATGATGGAACTGTAATTGTAGAAGTAGCAGAAGTAAATAACAATTACAAAGAATCATGTGCAATAATTACTTTAATTGATGAAGATTGTAAAACAAGTTTATTAAAATTTCATCAAGATAATTTAGAAAATATCTCAGTTTTTAGTATGGATGAAGATCAAGAATATGAATAATTAACTAAAATGTAGTCATTTTTGGCTACATTTTTAGTATTTTCATAAATATAATTATGGCAAGAACTAAAACAATTAAAAAAATAACAAAGAAAACAATTATGTGTGTTAAATGCGGAATGATAACAGACAGTTATGAAAAACAATTCCCAAAAACAAATAGTTCTTTATATGCTGGATATGAAGGCTATTTACCGATTTGTAAAACATGTTTAAATAAACTTTATAGTGAATATTTGGACATTTACCAAGACCATTTTATGGTTTTACGAAGAATTTGTCAGCTATTTGACATTTATTATAATGAAAGTCTTGCAAAATCGTTAATGAATTCAGATATGAGAACAATCCCTACTCGTTATATCAGTAAATTGAATCTTAATCCTCATATAGGAAAAACGTATCATGACACTATTTTAGAAGAAGAAAAAGCAAAAAAAGTACAAGAAATTACCGAACAGTCTCTCCGACAACAAGAAAATAGAGAAGATGCGGAAATTAATACTGAAGAAATTGATGAAACTGTAGAAAAACAATTGGCTGATGCAAGAAAAATATTTGGTTCTATTACTAATGAAAATGATGCCCTTTTCTTAAAAAATGAGTATGATGATTGGAAATTTAGAACTGGTGCTAAATCAAAAGCTGAAGAAGAAATCATTAAAAACATTTGTTATAACTCATTAAGTTTGAAGAAAGCAAGAGAAAGTGGATCATCTACAAAAGCAATAGAAGAAACATTGTTGAACAATATCAAAGCTGGCGGATGGCAACCTAAAACTGAAGAAAATGGTGATGAAATGTCTGTTGGGCAATGGATTCAAACTATTGAAATGGAAAGACCAATCAGTGAAGTACAAGATAGATATAAGGATGTTGATAATTTAAAGAAAATGATAGATGTATTCTACCTTGGCCATCTTGGGAAAGCCACGGGAATAAGAAATATCTATATTCCTGAATATGAAGAAACAATGAAAAAGTATTCAGTTATTAAAAATGAATCAGGTGAAGATGAACAAGATGATGTTATTACAAGATTATTTGGTGATTAATTATGGCTGAATTAATTAATAATGTGCCAGAGATGGTAAAAACAGATGCACAAATTAAAGAGGAGCGTAGACAAGAATTTTTAGATAAAGTTGATTTTATTGCTGGGTATTTTAGAGAAAATCCGCATAGATTTGCAACTTGGTTTTTAAATCTAAATCTTAAACCGTTTCAAGAAATTTTAATTTGTGAAATGATGAGGAATAATTTCTTTAATTACAATGCGTCAAGGTCTCAGGGTAAAACCTATTTGACAGCAATTTATTGTGTAATTAGATGTATTTTATATCCAGGTACTCGTATTTGCGTTGCGAGTGCCACTTTAAAACAAGCATTAGCAGTATTAAAGAAAATCACTGAAGATTTATGTATTCAACATGGATATGGTTCAACTTTATTGAAAAATGAAATTGAAAAAATTCAAATGAATGGTAGTGATCCAAGCATTTTGTTTAAAAATGGTTCTATTATTTACGCTGTTGCTGCTAATAAAAACGCAAGATCAAAACGTGCAAACATCTTAATTTGTGACGAATTTGTTCAAATGAATAAAGACATTATTGATGATGTATTAGTACCTTTCTTAAATACACCTAGACAACCTGGTTATTTAAATAAGGTTGAATATGCTGATTTACAAGAAGATAGTAAACAATTTTATTTAACTTCAGCATGGTATAAATCGTCTTGGGGCTATATTTTAGTAAAAGATTACATAGGAAATATGGCAAAAGGTAAGAAATATTTTTCAGTATCTCTTCCCTATCAACTTTCTATTAAGGAAAATTTACTTAAAAGAAGCACGGTTGAAGGTGTAATGGATAAAAGTGATTTCAACCCAGTTTCTTTTGCTATGGAATATGAATGTATTTGGTTTGGAACTAATGGAGAAGAATTCTTTTCTTTTGATGACATTAACAAGCGAAGAAATTTATATAAAGCTTTACCACCTATTGAAGAAGTTTTAAATAACAAGAATATCGAGGTACAACCACCTAAATATAATGAAAAACGTATTTTATCAGTCGATGTTGCGTTGATGATTAGTACGAAAAGAAAGAAAAATGATGCTACGTCATTAATTATTAATGACTGTATTCCTACTAATGGAAATAGATATGTTGCAAATATTGTTTATGCAAGAAATATTGAAGGTTGGACAACGGATCGTGTCGCAGTTGAGATTATGAGATATTATTACAAATATAAGTGTACTGATATAGTCATCGATACCAATGGATCGGGAATTGGAGTGTTTGACACCCTAATTAAACCGCAAGTTGACCCTGATACTGGCGAAATTTACGATGCTTTGTCATGTATAAATGATAAAGATATGGAACTACGTTGTGCTATTCCTGAAGCTGAAAAAGTAATTTGGTCAATTAAAGCTAATTCAAAATTTAACGATATAATTGCAACTTCTTTACGTGAAGGATTCAAACAAGGTCAAATCAACTTATTGGTAAGTGAATATGATTGTGATGAATATTTACGTGATAATATTAAGGGTTATAAAGGCAAATCAGAACTACAACAATTAGAATACAAACATCAATACATGGAAACCACTTTACTTGTAAATGAATTAATCAATTTACAACATAAAATCGAAGGCGGAAGTGTAAAAATCAAAGAACGTCCTGGTATGCGTAAGGATAGATATTCTAGTTTGGCTTATAACTTTTGGGTTATGAAACAATATGAATTGAAACTATCAAATGATTATAGAGAAGAACAAGATGAAATTTTGTTTAGATTTAGAAAACCTAGTTATGAGCAATCTTATATTTAATAAGGAAGGAGGAATTTAATGGATAACGAAAATTCTATAAATAATGGAATTTCTTTAGATTTAAGTATTGATTTATCTAATGAAGATAAAATTAAATTAGATAAATACATAGATTCAAAATTAAATAATCAATTTAATGATCAAGCGTTATTTGATGCAACTTTAAAAAATACAAGACATAATGCAAAAATCATTTTGAAAGAGCTTAATGAAAAAGGATTAAGTAATTACTTCTTTAGAAAATATAAGAAAGAAGATGTTTCAAAATGGTTATCTGATCCTGAACGATTTGAAGTACAATTAAGAGGTGTTTCAAGGTATTTATATAACGTTTCAAGTCATTATAAACGATTAATTAAATATTTTTCAGGAATGGCTATGTTTTGTATGGTTATGAAACCTAGAAACCTAGATATTAGAAAAGCTAATAGAAATACTGTTATGAATGATTACTATGTTACTAGTAATTATTTGATTAATATGAATCTTAAACATGAATTTAATAAAATTTTAGATACAGTTTTTAGAGAAGAAATTTTCTATGGTTACGTTTATGAAACTGATAAGTCTTTTTATATAAGAAAATTACCACCAAAATGGTGTAAAACAATAAGCGTCGAAGATGGCGTCAGAGTAGTTACTTTTAATTTTTCATATTTTAATGGTAGAGAAAGAAAATTAAATAGCTTTGGTAAATTCTTTAAGGATGCTTATACATTATATAAAAAGAATCCAAAAATGATGTGGCAAGATATTCCTACTGATAAGGGAATATGTATTAAATATGATGAATCTTTGAGCTATAGTGTTCCGCCTTTTGCTGGAGTTTTTGGTGCATTATATGATCTTGAAGATTATAAAAATTTAAAGAAAAATAAAGAAAAATTAAACAACTACAAGTTGTTATCTTTAAAAATACCAGTTGATGATACTGGTAGATTTAAAATTCCAGAATCCAAGGTAGTTAAATATTTTAATATGATTGGAGCTAACTTACCAGCCAATATTGGTTTAGCATTAACACCTATGGATATGGATGAACATAGCTTTGAAAAAGCTGGACAATCGAATACTGATGCTGTCTCTGAAGCATTGGAACAATATTGGGGGGCTAGTGGTGTTAGTTCTCTTTTATTTTCTAGTGATAAATCAGGAAGCACAGCATTGAAAGCTTCTATTTTGGTTGATTCTACTATGCTCTACCCTATTTATCGTCAATTTGAAAGATGGATCAATTATCGTCTTAAGTTGATTAATACAACAACTACTTTTAGAGTTGAAATTATTAATGTTACTGAACAAACACATACCGATGTTTTAGATAGATATATGAAAGTTTTCAATTCAGGTGTTGGTAAAAGTTATGTGGCAGCATTAATGGGATATGATTTTTATGATGTTAAATCATTATCTTATTTAGAAGATGATGTTTTAGGATTAGATACAGCATTTAGACCACTACAAACTGCTTATACATTAAGTTCAAAAAACAATCAAAATCAAACACAAATTGAAACAACAAATGTAGACGATAAAGGTGGTAGACCACAAAAAAATGATAGTGAAATAGAAATTGAAACGGATAAATCAAGAGAAAAAGGAAAATAGATTGATGGAAAATAAATTTATTTATAGTCAAGATAAAAAGACAATTGAATTTTTAAAACAAAAATTTGAAGTACTTTTTGAAGATAATGATGGATGTTATTTCTTGAATGATATTTCAAATGTTGATTTTGATTTATCTAATATGAATGAATCCATTATTTATACAAATTCTATAGATGTGGAGTTGGATTAATGGAAAATGAAACAAAAGTAACTGTTGAAATTGTTGATTTTGAAGTAGACAACAGTTATGACTCTTCAAGTTTTTTAAAACTTAAATTTAAATTAGCTCATGATGGGAAAGTCCGTAAAGGATTTAATTTTAGTAAAGAGTCACTAGAAAATGCAGCCCCTACTATTATTAATAAACCAATTCTTGCAAGGGTTGTGTTTGATTCAGACAATAAACCACAATTTGGTAGTCATGATAAACATTTAGAAAAAGATTACCAAAATAATGTAAGAGTCATTTATGATGAAGTTCCTATTGGTATCATTCCTGAAGATAATGAATATGCAATTGAATATGATGAAAATGCTAAAAAATCATATGCTTATTGTTATGGATATGTTTGGAAAAAGTATTCAAATTATGCTTTAGACATCATTGAAAGAGATAAAAACATTAAATTATCAATTGAAATCAATATTAGTAAATTTATCATTGATGCTAAAACAAAAGAAAAAATTATTTCAGAATTTAGATATGATGGAGTTACTTTATTAGGTAATGATAGAACACCAGGTATTAATAATGCTGGTGCTACAACAGAATTTGATTTAGATTCAGAAAATAAACAAAGTGATTTAAATGAAAAATTACCAAAATTTATTGATGAATTTAAAAAAATATTAGCTGAATTTGATAATAGTAAGGAAGGAGGAGAAAAAGAGTTGGATAAAGAAAAAAATGTAGAGCCTGAACAAACTGAAAAAACAGTTGTTGAAGGTGAAAATCAAGATTTTGAAAACAAAGAACCTGAACAAAAAGAAGAATCAGTAACTGGTGGGTTTGAAAATACTGAAAACAAAGTTACCGACGCCGAAGATAAAGGTAAAAGTGAAATTAAAGATCAGCCTAAAGAACAAGAATTTGAATTAACTGCTAATGAAACAAGAGACAAACTTCGAAAAGCTTTAAGAGCATTATATTACAATGTAACTAGAACAGATGCTTGGGTAAATGACTATGACTCAAAATATGTTTATTACGCTAAAGAAGTTTATTCAGAAGAAAAAGGTTGGGAAACTACAACTTATAGACGTTCATATGCTTTAGTAGATGGTGAAATTACTTTACAAGATGATGAAGTCGAAACTGTTGTTAAAATCTTAACTAAAGAAGAATGGAATAAAGTAGAAGCTGAAAGAGATGCTCAATCAATTGAATTTGAAGGTTTAAAGAAATTCAAAAAAGAAACATTAGAAAAAGAAAGAAAAGTTAACCTTGATAAAGTGTTTGATAAATTTGATGAAAAATTATTAGGCGTTGAAGATTATCAAACTTTAAAAGACAACAATGTTGATTTTTCTATTGAAGATGTGGAAAACAAATGCTACGCAATGTTAGGTCGTATGGATTTTGATAAAGAACCATCTACAAAAAATGATAATTCTGTAGGTGTAATTAAAGTTGATACAGAAGAAACTTTTGAAGATGACAATGATGACAATGAATATTGTGGTGGGATTTTAAGAAAATATTATAAAAAATAAAAAACTAAATAGAAGTTTATTAAGGAGCGAGAAATCGCCCCTTTTTTATTTACAAAAAATGGAGGGAAATTGAATGGCAGATAAACACGCTATTGTAGAAAGACAATTAGTAGATGGCGAATTCGTTGGAACTAAACGTGTGGCAATTTTAATTGATGAACAAATGGATAACGGATGCGTTGTTAAATTAAAAGGTTTAAAAAATGGTGAAATGAATCTTTATGAAGTTGAACCAGTAGCTAAAGATACACCTTTAAACCAAGTATTTTTAGTAGCTTCTCCTGAAGTTATGAAAGATGAAAGATTATCAAAATCATTAGATGAATTTTACAACATTAAAGGAACTGTAGGTAATGCAGACAGATTAATTGAAGGGAATATTTTTGGATTAACTGCTGAAGCATTTAGCGGTACTCCACAAGTTGGAAAAATTGTCGAATTAGAAGCTGGAAAAAGACAATTAAAAGTTGTTGATACACCAACAGCTTCAACAACTACTGTAGGTAAAATCGTTGACTTTGTTAGAGGTTACTACGGAGTTCAAATTGGGTAATTAGGAGGATAGATGGTCAATGGATAGAAATGAAATTTTAACATTAGCAAAAGACATGATTCGTGGAACTTGTCCTGCTGAATTTGATAACGAAAAAACTAACTCACAAGCATTACGTGATATGTTTATTGAAGCAAATGGTGGTTCAAAAGAATTATCAATTAAAAACTTCTATAGAGGAAATGCTTGTTTTGATATTATTGAAGAATTAATTCCTTTAATTGTATATGAAGGATTTACTGGAAATGAATTCTGGATGAATTTAGTTGAATATAGAAACATTGCTTTAGGTGATGAATTAACTTTCTTTACTCCAGACAAAGCTGATTTTATCGTATCTGATTTATCTTACGGTACTGCTGGTATTCGTAGACAAAGATTAGGTAAAGGTCAAAGATATACAATTGATACTTCATTAAAAGGTATTAAAGTATATGATGAATTTAAACGTTTCTTGGCTGGTAGAGTTGATTTCAACTCATTCGTAGATGCTGTAGCACAAGCTATGTTACAACGTTTATATGAAGATATTTACAATGCTTTAAAAGGTGTTACTGAATCAACAAGAGGATTAAGTTCTACATATGTTGTTAATGGTACTCATACTGAAGAAGAATTATTAGATTTATGTGAACATGTTTCTGCTGCTAATAATGGTGCTAAAGTAATTATTTTAGGTACAAAGAAAGCATTAAGATCATTAAAAATGGAAACTATTTCCGATAGTGCTAAAGAAGATAAATACAATATGGGATTCTTTGGTAAATTCAACGGAATTGATACTGTATTTATGCCACAAAGACATAAAGCTGGTACTGATACATTCTTATATGATGATAACAAATTATATGTAATTGCTGTTGGTGCTGATAAACCTATTAAAGTAGTTGATGCTGGTGAAGGTTACATCTTTGATCAAAGAGATGCTGGCACTCCAGTAACTGGTGATTTAACTATTAACTATACTTATGCCCAAGAATACGGTGTTGCATTAGTATTCGCATCTAAAATGGGATTCTACACAACTGCGTAATTATAGGATAAATAGAACAAAATTGGGGAGAAATTTAACTCCCCTTTTATTTTTAATTTAGAGATAAAAGGAGAATTTTAATGGCAGAAGAAGTAAAAGTTGATGAAGTAAAACAAACTGCAAAAAAAACAAGTGGAACAAAAACTAAAACCACTACAAAAAAAGCTACAACAAAAGAAACTAAAACAAATGAACCTAAACAAAGAGAGAGATTAGTTTTAGATAATAATGTTATTTTAAATGTTCAATCAACAACATTTGGTAAATTAGTTTATGTTAATACACAAACTGGAGACAAAGTTGTATGGGAACATGAAAATGAAATCCAACAAGTAACTGCTGGAAACTTAAGAGAAATGAAATCTCGACAACCAGGTTTCTTTAAAAATTATTGGATTAGAATTATCGGTATTGAAGATATTGATGAAACCTATCAAGATCGTACTATCGAAGAAATTTACAAAGCATTAACATTACAACAATATTATGAAAATAGCATGATGGATATTGAAGATTTAATTTTAAATCATACTGATGAAATACCTACTTATTTAAATAAAATGGGTAAATCATTTAAAACATCTTTAATCATTAGATGTAATGATATGATTGAATCTGGTAAATTAGATGCTTTTTCAAAAATTAAAAAAATGGAAGAAATTCTTGGTACTGAATTAGGCGGTGAAGATTAATTCAATGACACAATTTGAAACTTTATATAAAAGATTTTTGCTACGTGTAGAACAATATTCTTTTTATGATAAAGAAATTGATGTTAGAGAATTAATTTTAAGATCGTATTTAGACCAAGCTTGTTATAGATTTGCGCCTTATTGTAAGGATGTAAATTTATTTGATATTGATGAAGAAAATCAACGGTTTAATTCAGAATTATCACCACAAGTAATTTATATATTAGTAGAAAATATGGCTGTTGTTTGGTTAAAGACACAAAGAGACAGTGAAGAAAATACTAAAAATATGTTAAGTGAAAAAGATTATAGTGTTTTTAGCCCAGCTAATCTTTTAACTTCTTTAAGAAAAGCTTATACAGAAGCCGATAAAGAAATTATTGGAATAATGAACGATTATAGTCTTGATGATTTAGATACAAAAAAACTTATGAATGAGGTGTTATATAATGAATAAAGCTCAAATTGAACATCTTATTAATAAAATTTTTAAAATCTTACCACTAGCTGAAGAAGGTAATGAAAATATTAAGGATTATATCGGTAGTGTCATGGTTCAAGTAAATGGAGCTGCTGAAACTTCTAAAGATTTTTTCTCATTACCTAAAAATAGAGAAAAATTAATCGATATTTCAAATTCAATTAATTATTTAAAAACAAACGAATTTACATTAAATGAATGTAGACGTGAAGTTTTTAAATGTACTGGAATTCTAGCAAGAATGAAAGAGGATTAATATGGATTGGAGTCCTTTTGAAAAAAATGTTAAAGCAAGTGGGAATTCAAGACGAGAAAGAGAGTTAAATAAAGTTAGACATTATTTAAATAAATATGGAGAAAATAATCCTTCATATAAAAAGGTTAAAATTAATGGTATTGATGATGTATTAGCGATTAATACAGGAACGCAACCTTATTATAAAAAGTTTCATACCCTTCCTGATCATCATATTCAAACTGGTGATTATGTGGAATGGGCAGATACAGTTTGGTTGGTTAAAACAGCTGATTTTGATGATGAACTCATTATTGATGGAGCTTTGCAACAATGCAATTATGTATTGAAATGGCAAGATGAAAATTTAAATATCATTGAACGTCATGCTGTTACTCAAGGTGCAACTGCTTATAACACTGGATTAAATGAAACACAGTTGATTACCGTTGGATATAACCAATTATTAGTTTTAATACCATTTGATGAAGATACTAAAAACCTTACAAGAGGTAATAGATTTTTTGTAAGTAACACACTTAAAGATATTAGACCGTATAAGATAACAAGCTTTGATACAACTACTAATATTTATAATGGTCATGGATATATTTCTATGATGTTAAGTGAAGATCAATTACAAAAAGATGATAATGTTGAATTACAAATTTGTAACTATCGCGAAAAAGAAAATATAGATATTACTGAAAATACAAGAAGTGAAATCAGTTATAAATCAACTAAAATAAAGTCAGGATATAAAAAAGGAACAACATTTACTGCTAATTTTTATAACGGTGAAAATTTAGTAAATGATATTAGTCCTAGATGGGAATTAAAATGTAATTTTAGAGATGAATTAAAAATTGTAGAAGATGGAAATAAAATTACTATTTCGGTAGATAATGATGAACTAATTAATCAACATTTATCACTTATTCTATCTGATACAGAAGGAAACTATACAGCAGATGAATTACTGCTTGAGGTTATAGGATTATTTTAATTATGGCAAATAGCAGAATCATAAGTGAACTAAAGACTAAAGTAACTAAAATGATAATTAATGATGAAGAATTAGTTAAGGCAATTGATCCACCCAATTATCAAGATGAAAATTGGGAAGAAATTTATATGATTAATTCCGCTGAAACTGAAGAAGCTGGATATACTCCAGTTATTTATAGAGAGCATCAAAATCCTAACATGATTACAAAAACCATGACTTTTCTAACAATAGAAGTAAATATTCCTGAAAATTACAATACCCCAGAGATTTTTAAATATCCTCAATTAGAAATTTGGATTATTTCTCATAATAAACATAACAGAATTGATAACATCAAAGGTGTCAGAGATAATCGCAATGATTATATATCTATTTTGCTTGATGAAAAGTTCAATGGTGAATCGGCTGGTATAGGTTCTTTGAAATTGATTTCTAACACTGCTGGAATTTATGATGATAAATTTGTTTATAGAAGATTGGCATTTACTGGTATAGATTTAAGTGACACAATATGTGACTAATGTAAGTAAATCTGCTTTATATTTAGGGAAAGATTTACAGCTTACTGAACATATATTTATTCATCAACCTACAGTTGGTGATGTATTTGAAAATGATAGTGAATATTTATCTATTGTCTACAATTTATGTGCTACTCCTAGTGATTTAGCATACCAACTTGAAACATATTTTCATGTTGATTTTGTAACTGCGGATGAATATGAAGTCTTTGTTAAATACATTTGCCCTTCTTTTGATAACAGTAAGACAAAATTGATTTTTGGGAATGATCTTGACTTTTCAAAAATGCAATTAATTCACGATAGTAATACAAATGAATTAATTATAAAACAACACATAATCAAACAAAAAGAAATCGTTTTACAAGAGGATAAACATATGAGGTTTAAAAATAAACCCATACCCACAAAATTGTTAACAGAAGAATACGATATAGTATTTGATAAGTTTACATATAGGAGAATGACTGATTATCTTCGGCTTTTATTTAATATAGAAAAGAATGAAAGAAAACCTAAAAATAAAGGTGCTAGAAAACTTTTAATAGAAGAATCAAGACAACGTATGACTGGCGAAAATAATGAAGGTAGTGATGATCAACTACTAAATATGATTTCATATGCGGTTAATATGCCAGGTTTCAAACATGATGAAAAAAGCGTTTTTGATATGAAATATTATTGTTTTCTAGATAGTGTAAAACGTTTAAATAAAATAACAAATTCCCATATTCTTTATCAAAGTGGATATAGTGGATTTGGAATAGACTTATCAAAGATAAGTGACAAAAATGAAATAAATGCAATGGGTGACTTAAAATAAGTCACTTTTTATTTGCAAAAATTTAGGAGGAAAATTAATGAATATTAATGAATTAGTATTAGAAAAAATTAACAATATTTCATTAAGAGATATTGCTAATCATTCATTAGCAGTTCGTTTAACTAACGTCAAAGATGGTTCTTTAACTACTACTGCTGAAAATACTGCTGTTACTGATGCTGTAGGTGCAACAATTATGACATTATGGAACGCAGTTGCTGCTAATTTATCAGGTACTAATGCTTTATTTAGTACAGATTTATATGCTGCACAAAGTGGTTCTGAAAAAGAAGTAGCTTCTTCAAGTACAAAAATTACAACTTCAACATATGAAGTTTTAGAAGCAACCGCTAACAAACTAGTTTTAGCTAAAACACCAGTTAAGGATAGTATCAAAGAAATCTGTTTATTACAAAATGGTGGAATTGCTAAAAAATTAACTTTAGCATCTGGCACTGCCGATGCTGGTACATTTACTATTGCCGATAAAACAATTACATTAGCTGCTGACACAACTGGAACATTCTATGTTGAATATGATTATGAATCAGAAAAAGCAGTTAAAGTAACTAAATCCGCTGATAAATTCCCTGGAGTATATGAAGCGAGAATTTACGTTACTATGCATGATGCTTGTAATAAAAATGACATCTATACTGGTGTTATTATCGCAAAACGTGCCGAAATTGATCCAAGTTCAATTGAAATTGGTTTAAATGCTGAAGGTGGACATCCTTTCCAATTAAACTTCAACAAAGAATATTGTGATCCAAAAGGTGACTTATTCTCAATTATCGTAGATGAATAATATAGAGGGTTAACCACCCTCTTCTCTATTTATTATATGGTAGAAAAGAAAATAAATCATTGGTGCATCGTTTGTGGTAAAGGTTATCATGCTTGTGATTCATGTGATGAAACAAAATTTATGACATGGAGAAGATTAACAGATTCATCAAACCATTACGAAATCAGATTAGTAATAGATGATTATACATCAAATGTAATCAATAAAAAACAAGCGAGAAAAATGTTAAATAAATGTGATATTGATGATTACAAAACATTTTTACCTCATATTGTTAAAATTATTGATGAAATTTTAGATGACACCGATGAAGTAAAAAAGGTTTCTAAAGAAAAAGAAACTAAAAAAGAAATTGTTGAAATTGAGAATAAAAAACAACGAATAGAAGTTATTTAAAGAAAAATTTAGGAGATACACTATTCGTTTAGTTTAATGTATCTCCTATTTTTTTGTGTAAATAAATTTTATAGAATAAAAGGAATTAAAGGAAATAAATGAAAAGATATAGTCAATTATTTGGCAAATATTATGATGGTAGCAAAGAAAAAGTTTTATACCTTACCGATATTAACCAAAATCATAAATATTGGCAAACCGAATCCATCTATGGTGACTTACTAGATATATTTGCTGGTGAAGAAAGAATGGTGTTTGTCTATAGAAAAAGCAAAAATATGCAAGAATTATATGAGAAGTGGAAAAACCACGAGTTTGATAAAAAAGAAAATAATGATGGGAGTATGAATGAGTAGTAAAGTTTTAAAATTAATCTCCCCTATTCCACCAAGCGTTAACCATTATCTTGGTTATAGAACTGTTAAAAAAGGTGGTAAGTATTTAGCGGTAAGTTATAAGAAACCTGAAGCTGTTAAATACCAAAAGAATTTTAAAGAATATATTATCAGAGAAAGCCTAATTCAACATTGGGATAAAGTAGAAGATAAATTTAGACACGTCTATTATGATTGTGTTTTTTATTTTCCTCGAATTGATATGGATGCTAATAACTATTTTAAATGTATGTTAGACGCTGTTACCGATGCTGAAACTGTTTGGAGTGATGATACTCAATGTCGTGAGCGTGTACAAGGATTATATTATGATAGCAAAAATCCTAGAGTAGAAATTACAATTACGGTTGCAGATAATGTGGGCATTTTTGATAATGAAGAACAAAGTGATAATTTTGAAGATAGATGCAAACATTGTTCTAGATATAAAAGAAATTGTAAATTATTACGTCAAGCAAAAGAAGGACGTATACAAGAAGAAATAACAGATTTTATCTGTTCAAAATATAAGGAAAGCAAGGAGTAAACAAAATGGCGAAAGAATTTAATGAAGAATATTTAATGGACTTTTATAAAGTAAAAAAACAATCACTTACTTTACAAGAATTTTTGAAATTTAGAAATTGGGTATGTTCTAGATTAATTGATGAAGATGAAATGGAAATCAAATATGATATGGCTGGAATTTTCATGCAATTTGCGTTTGCTAAATTCTATTTACAAGTAGAATTACCTAATATTGATACTGAAAATGAATTAGATGATTATGAATTAATTTGTATGATTGATCCTGGAGATTATGCTGAATATATTAACTGGAATCAATATACTCAATTAGATTTAAGCATTGAAAGATATTTGGCAAAAATTAATAAAATATACCAAAATGCTAAAGAATATAAAGTTAATGATTTCTTAAAAGATATTGTCTTAACTTTAAACTGTTTTAGTTTAGGATTTTTAGATAAGATCAATTTTGATGCTTTAGATTTTAATGAATTAATTTCTTCAATGGAAAAATTCACATCACTAACTAATGGTCAAGTTGATGCTAGAGATTTAGCTAAAAACGTTTTAGATCAAACAAAGACAAATAAGACCAGCAAAAGATCAATAGCTAAAACAACAAAACCGAAAGAAGATAAAAAAGATGTTAATTAAAAATGATACACAATTAAAACGTGTCATGCAACAAGCGGCTAAACAAGCTTTGAGTGAAGTCGAAGAGCAAATAAAGATTTGTATTGAAAATTATGTGAGGCAATATTATACAGAATATACGCCTCACCAGTATAAACGTACATACCAATTTTTAAGAAGTATTACAAAAACCGATGTATCAATTAGAGGAAACACGATTTCATGTGATATTCATATTGATATGAATTTAAACTATTCAGAACCAGCAAGTGATGTAATAGATATTATCAATCAAGGTTATCATGGTAATAAATCTATTAAAGGTACACCAGTATGGTCAGTTGCAATGGATAAAATTAATTCAACAAATATGTTTATTAATGGTTTTAAAGAAGCCTTAATTAAACAAGGTTTTACAGTTGTATAAATACTTGAATAAAATTGTGATTTTATTTTTCAAAAATGCAAATAAAGTATTGACTGTACTATATGTATAGTATATAATGTGAGTGTAGTTAGGGAGAGACACTTACTTAACTACACTCATTTCAAGTTTTATTACATACCTCCTCTAATGTGTGATAATAAAATTTATTTAATTGATATTAGCAAGGAATTTGGAGCTTCTTTGCTAATAAAATGGAGAGATAGTCAAGCGGCAACGACAGCAGACTGTAAATCTGCCCTCATTTGAGTTCGGTGGTTCGAGTCCACCTCTCTCCACCATGTTTAGTAAACTAGCAAGGCGCTAGACCTCCTTGCTAAGGAGTGAGATGATATTTTATCATTGACTTTCGAGTACTCTGCTAAACGCCATATGAGTGTATAGTTCAGACGGTAGAACAAGTAATACGTGGAGTTTGCTATGTCGTTGGTTCGATTCCTTCTACGCTTACATTAATATAAGGTAGTAAGTGGTGCGCTGAACGATTAAATATCAGATGGAGCGAATAAAACCGATAAATTCACAAAATACAACCACAAAGTGATACCTTATTAAACACAGGCTCACTTGCTGAGGTTTTGAGATAGCCACTACGGTCAACGCCCCTGTATAAAAAACAACAGTTAGAACGATTAGCTATCAAAAATTCTTTATTGGTAAGAAGTTATTTAAGATATTCAACTACCCTACTGTTTATTATATCTAACATAAGGAGAACGAATAGACTTAATTTTACGGTGACGATCGTATAGTGAGACTTCATTTTTATTAGCGTGTTGGGGCTAATAAAAAATAACAAGCTACGGGTTTATAGTGAAAGGAATCCTGATGCCAATGTAATTGACAAAAAACTTGTTGCTAGACGTGATGTACTAGTGAATCCCATGTGTAGAGCTTGGCTACATAAATTTAAAACAAAACTTAAAAAACACTCATACAGCAAACATTATTTTTACAAGCGTTTAATTAGGGATTAAAAAAGCATAAAATTTCGAGTGTTGAACATTTAAACACCATAACAGCAAATTAAAAGATGAATTTTACAGAACAAGACACATATAACTGCAAATTATATTTTGGAGAACAATTTTGTAATTGTTCAAGCCATTAACTATTACATGGTGTTGTTATTTAAAATAAGCAGACATACAGCAAATTTAATAAAGCAAGTATAAGATGAATTATTAGAATAAAAAAATGGATACATATATAAACGTCTGCTGATTATTTTATAGAAAGGAAAACAAGGATTATGATTACTGATTTAAAAAATGAATTAAGTAATGCGAAACAGTTGACTGAAAATGGTGCTGTTGGATATAGAACAACTGGGAAAGAGTTGTTAGATTTGAATTTTATGACAAGCTCATTAAGAAATAAGAGTGAAGATGAAATCTTTGATTCGTTCTTAAGAGCTTTTTACGAAGATAAAATGTTAGCGATTAAATGGCTATTCTTTATGCGTGACATTCGTGAAGGAATGGGCGAACGTAGATCATTTAAAGTTATTTTAAGCGGTTTAGGACATCGATACCCTACTATTGCCAAAGAATTAATTTCATTAGTGTCAGAATATGGTAGATATGATGATTTATTTTCATTAATGGATAATGATGAAATGACCAAAATAGTAGCCAACTTTATTCATCAACAATTGAAAGAAGATTATATAAATTATCAAAATAAAAAGCCTATTTCTTTATTAGCAAAATGGTTGCCTAAAGAAAGTACAAAAAAATATAAAAAAGTTTATAAAATCTTACTTAAAGAATTTGATATGAAACCCAAAACTTATCGTCAAACAGTAAGCGAATTAAGAAGATATTTAGATGTAGTGGAAATTAAAATGTCTGCTAATGAATGGGATAAAGTTAATTACAATACCGTTCCTAGTAAAGCGAACTTACTATATAAAAATGCTTTCTTAAAACATGATGAAGAAAGAAGGAAAGAATATTTAGATGATTTAAAAAATGGTAACAACAATGCTAAAATCAATGCAAAAGTATTAATGCCACATGAAATCGTTCATAACTACGAAGAAAAAACATTGTATGGCTATGGAAATTCAAAAAAATATGATGAATCTCTTGAACAATTGTGGAAAGCATTACCTGACTACGTTAAAGGAGAAGGGTTCTCTATGTTTGTTAGAGATGGCTCATATAGCATGACTGATAGAATTAGAAATACAAATGTTTCTTGTTTAGATGTCTCAACCGCTTTAGCTATTTATTTTTCTGAAAGATGTCAAGGAGAATATAAAGATAATTTTATTACTTTTAGTAATAGACCTAAAGTAATTGACTTGTCAAATTGTTCTTCTCTACGTGAAAAAATAGAAAAATGTTATGCTGAAGATGATTGTACTAATACTGATATTTATAAGGTATTTAAATTAATTTTAGATGTTGCTATTAAAAATGAATATGCTCCAGAACAATTACCTAAAAACATTGTGATTGTAAGCGACATGGAATTCGATGCTGGAACAACAACTAGAGATTACAAAACATTATTTGAAACAATTCAAGTGGAATATCTTTTACATGGATATGATTTACCAAGATTAGTATTTTGGAATGTATGTTCTAGAACTGGAACTATTCCATTAAAGATAAATAAAAATGGTGTGTGTCTAGTATCAGGTTTCAACCCTACTATTATGGATATGGTATTAAGTGGTGAACTTGATCCATATAAATGTTTAGTAAATAAATTAAATTCAAGTAGATATGATGCTGTTGAAAAAGCAGTTAAGAATCTATTAAATTAATCATTTTTAAGTAATTCATAATTTCATAAATAAAATTTTGATAAACCCTATTTATAGTTTCGGCTATAGATAGGGTTTTTATTTTACATTTTTTTAGAAAGGAGTTTTAATATGGCAGTTGGTAAAAAGAGATCAAAACCAGTAAAGCTATATGATGAAACAAAAATAGAATTGATAAATGGTGATACTAAAAAATATTGGAAGAAATATCAACAATATATGAGTATTAAAGAATTATCAGAAAAAACTATTTATAACTATAATTCTGATTTATCACAATGGTTTATTTTTATTTTAGATAATCAATACAATCAATCAGTAATTGATTTAGACGAAGATGATATTTTAGAATTTATTACTTTCGCCAAAGAACAAGGTAATAATACTGAACGTATTAAACGTAGATTATCAACTATTTCAGCGTTTTATAAATTTTTAAAGAGAAAGAAAATTTTAAAAGGTGACTCCCCTACTGAATATATTGATAGACCTAAAAAGGGTTTACCAGTTGTAGAACAAGTTTTCTTATCTCAAAAACAAGTTGATGATATTAGAATCGCCCTAAATGCTTATGGTGATTTACAATTAGAGGTTTATTTTGAGTTATCATTATCTACTATGGCAAGAGTAAATGCTATTGCTCATTTAAGATGGGAACAAATAGATTTAGAAAATAGACAATGTAATGATGTGCTTGAAAAAGAACAAAGATATGTAACACTTTATTTTTCAGAAAAAGTTAAAAGATTATTAATTAAATTAAAAAAGCAACGTGAAGAAAATAATATTGAAGATTATGGATGGGTATGGAGAACACCATATACTAATGAAGAAAATTGTGTAACTAATGGTACGTTAGGTCAATGGTCAAGAAAAATCGGTGATATGATTGGTGTACCGTGTCATTGTCATACCTGGAGAAAAAGTGGAAGCAACTTATTAAAAAAAATGGGTATGCCTTTAGAAGATATTGCTACCCTACTTAATCATTTAGACCCTTCTACTACAAAGAAACATTATATTGATAATCAAAATACACAAGTTGCTGCTTTAAAGGATCAATTTAAAATTTAGGGATGGTTATTACCATTCTTTTTTTATTTTAACGGAGAAAAAATATGGCAGATTACAAGATACAATTAGGCGTTCAACTTGATAGTAAAGCGCAAGAGAATATAAATAACCAGCTTAGGAAGATTGAAACAAAAATTGAAACTGCTACTTTAAGTAAAAAAGCAATAAGTAGTATTCAAGATCAATTAAAGAGTGCAAATTTAGGTATCACAATTGATACAACTTCAATCAAAAAAGCGCAAAATGAAGTCAATAAATTAGTTGATAGTGTTAGAAAAGCAAGTGGTTTGTCTTTAGGTAATCAGTTAAAAAATAATTCATCATCTAAAAGTGATGCAAATTTTCTTGCTGATCAACAAAGAATATTAGCTCAAAACGAAAAATATTGGAAACAAAATACTGCTGCTGCAAAAGAGTATGAACAGCAATGGACACAAGCTTTCTCTAATGTTGAAAACGCTCAAAGCAAAGCACAACTTACCACAGCAACTAAACAAATTAACGCTTTAAAAGCAGAAATTGATAATGCTGGAAGTAAGATGAATCAAACTAATTTTTTAGCTGATCAACAAAAAGAATTAGCAAATATTAAAACATATATTAATGCTAATACAAAAGCTGCTAATCAATATGGTGAAGCTTTAAAACAAGCACAAACCAATGTTAGAGGGGCAACAAATACACAAGAATTAACTACCGCTAGAAAACAATTTCAAGCATTAAAAGCAGAGATTAGTGCTGCTGGAATGAGTGGTTTGTCTTTTGGTGATAAGTTAAAAAGTGAAATTAGCAATTTAACAAGTTTCTTTAGTGCTACTTCAATTATTCTTTCAAGTGTTAGTCATTTGAAGAATGGATTCAGTGAACTTGTTGCATTAGATGATGCAATGGTTGAATTAAAAAAGGTTACCGATGAAACCAATGAATCATATAAGAATTTCTATTATCAAGCAAATGACATTGCAAAACAATTGGGCGCAACAACGCAAGAAGTAATTACACAAACTGCAAATTGGGCGCAACTTGGATATGCAATGCAAGATGCAATTAACTTGGCTAAAGATTCTTCAATTTTAAGTACAATATCTCCTGAAATGGACATAGATACTGCTACTGAAACATTAATCTCAACAATGAAGGCTTATAAAATTGAAGCTAATGATGTTATGGATGGTATTAATAGTAAAATTAATATCGTGGGTAATAATTTTGCTTCAAATAATAATGATATTTCAGAGATGTTAAAACGTTCAAGTGCTGCTATGGCAGCCGCAAATAATACCTTAGAGCAAAATATCGCTTTAGGTGTAGCTGGTAATGAAATTGTTCAAGACAGCGCATCAGTCGGTGGTCACAAAACAATGTGCCGACTATAAAAATAGCTATATCGGTTAAGCATCCTGAAGAGGAAAAGACCGAGGAAAGACCAAATATGGTATCCGTAGAGACTGTAATGCCCTATATAGTAATATATAGGGCTTCGCTATTTATCATTAGAAATAATGTAAAGATCCAGTCCGACCTCATGATATAACTTAAAAAGGAAACATGAGAATTAGGTAGAAATGCCTAATCGCCATAGTTTATATGGTTAGTAATCTATTATAGATGAAAGTAACAGAGTGACAGCATTAAAGACAATTTCTATGCGTATCAGAGCAATGGATGAAGATACTCAAGCTTATGATGCAACACTAGAATCTATTAAAGGTGATATTTATGACCTTACTGGTGTTAGTGTTATGCAAGATGCTGATACATATAAATCAACTTATGATGTATTAAAAGACATCTCGGAAGTTTGGGATAAATTAACAGACAAAGAACGTGCTGGAACATTGGAAGCATTGTTCGGTAAAAGACAGGCAAATGTTTGCCTATGTGTATAGTAATATGCACTATGATTATATTTAATTGCAGGTAATGAGTAAAGCCATACACTACAACATAATTGGAAACAATAAGTGTGAATGTACGAAAGTAGAAAGAACGTATGGATGATACATGGTCAAAAGCCTAAATATCATTTTACTAATTTTACATAAATTAGAAATCTCTGTTCATGCAACGAAACTCCTTAACGTATTCCGTAGATCATACGGTACTTGAGTCGATGGAGAACGCTCAACGACTATTCCTCGGTGGAGGTTTTGATATAAGAATAAAGGTGGAAATCCTGAATAATCAAAACAACAGAAGTAAGGCACAAGTTTATGGTGTGGGTGAAATCCCCTTGAATTGAAAAGGTATACTCCTATTTTATAGGATGAAGAAATAGTCTATTCTCATATGAAAGTATGAGGTTTTAAACTGTATAGCTTACGACTATACAAAAGATAAACAAGAAACATTGGTTCGGCTATTATTCAAAATTTCAGCCAAGCAGAAAAAGCTGTAGATATGATGGGTGATTCTGCAGGTTCAGCCGAACAAGAATTTGCGAAAGCACAAGAAGGTATTTCATATAAGTTAAATGCCTTAAAACAAACATCAGTTGGTATTTGGCAAAACTTAATTGATAGTGATGCTATTAAAACTGGTGTTGATACCCTAACTGGATTATTGGGTATTTTAGATAAATTAACTAGTGCACTAGGTACTATTGGTACTATAAGTGTTGCTGGTGGAATTTTTGCTTCATCAAAAGGTTTTAATATCTTTGATGAAATTAAAAAATATAGTGAAGAACAAAAGCTATCTAAAAAAGGTTCAAGTCGTTTAGATATGGCTAAATCAGTTAGCAATAGTATTGATTTATTCAACAATGGTGAAGATGTTGATAATATTGCTAATATGACTGACGCATTAAAGAAATATTTAAGTACTTGTGAAACTGGAGAAGCTAGTGTTCAAGGATTTGCTAATAGTCAATCTTCATTAATTGGAAAAGTTAAAAATTCTATTAGTGGATTTGGCGGAGCTGGGAATGCAGTAAAAAGTTTTGCTAAAAGTTTAGCAAGTGCTGCTCTTACTGCTGGTGCATTTGCATTAGCTGGTGTAGCTATCTCTGCAACGTTGGATGCTATTGATAAACAAATTAATAAGCAAAAATATCTTGTGGAAGATGCAAATAATGCTGCTAATGCTTATAGTGAAACTAAATCAAAAATCGAAGAAGTTAATAGCGCTTTAAAAGAAAATAAAGCTCGAATTGCTGAAATTAAAAGCAAAGGCAAATTAACCTATGCTGATCAATCAGAAATTCAAAAACTTAAAGAAACTAATGCTTTGTTAGAAAGTCAATTAAAGACTCTTAAAAAGAAAAAAGAAGCACAAGCGACAGAAACAGCATTAGCAAAAAGTAAAGCTACTAAAAATGATTTAACTGATAATGGCGATGGTATAAAAAAATTAAGTCAAGTTGCTTCTGAAAAAGAATTAAAGAAACAACGTGAATACATGAATTTCAGTGCCAAAGAAAATAATTATAGCAGTGATTATGATTTTTCTAATGATAACATTAATAAATTATTAAATACATATAAGCAATGTACTAAAGAAGTTAATACTCTAAAAGAAGGTACTAAAGCTTATAATTCAGCTTTAGATGGTCAAAAGGGTTCAAGTGAACAATTAAATAATGAACTATCCACTCTATCAACTACAATGGCTGATATGTCGGATGCCTATAATAAAGCCAAAAAGAAAAAAGATAAAAACTTAACATCTGATGATAGAAGTATTATTTCAGAGTACGAAGAATATAGTCGTATTTATGACAAGATTTACAAAACTATTGATCCAAGTGGTTTTAAATCAGAAAAAATATCAAACATTATTGATGTTAAAGATATAGAATTCACTAAAGAAGAATTATTATCTCTTGCTAAAAATGGTGGTTTAGATGCTTTAAATTTAACTAAATTTAATAAATTAAATGAAGCAATCAAAGAATCTGGTATATCAATTAAAGATTTTAAAAATGAATTAAAGGCAATGGCTGGTACGAATGATGGTATTGCTGATCACACTACTAGAATTAATGAATTAGCTGGTGCATTTGATAACGCAGACGATGTTTTAAAAAATTTTAATACAGCTTTAGAAGAATCAGCCAGTGTTACTGGTATGTCAGGTGAAGCAATTCAAAATGTTAAATCAATGTTTGCTAGTTTAGATGGCTATGATCAAAGCACTTTATTTGAAAATACCGCAAATGGTGTACGTTTAAATAAAGATGCTTTAAGAGAATTAACTGCTGAATATGAAGCAAATCAAAAACTAGCATATGCTGAAGAATTACAACGATTAACAGATGATTATAATAAAACTACGGTTGCTATTGATGGTTGCACAGATGCCAAAAAGAAAGCAAAATTATTAGATGAACAAAGTACTTTAGCATCACAAATTGAACAAGTATCACAATTAGCGTCACAATATGATGGTCTTACTTCTGCTTATTCAAAATGGGAACAAGCTATGTCTGGCACTGAAGAAGGCGATACATATGATAGTGTTCGTGATAAGCTTGATGATATTAAAAAGCTATATGAAGATGGCGATGTAGGTACTAATAAATTTAGAACTTCTGCCCAATTAATGACAAATAAAGATTTAACAACTGCAAGCATTGATGAAGTTGTAGATGCCTATGAAAAAGGCATTGTCAAAATGGAACGTTATTTCAAAGAAGGAACTGATGGAACAGAAAACTTCTTAAAAGATGTTCAAAAAGTCAATAAAGAATGGGCACATATGAATGATGATGGCACATGGGAGTTAAACTTCCAAAGTGACAAAGATGTAGCTGATGCTTTAGGAATTAATGTTGAAAGTGTTCAACAAATTTTAAGAAAACTATCAGATCAAGGTTTTGAAGTTAATATTGAAACTGATAGTGCTACTGAAAATATTCTTTCTTTAAAAGAAAAAGCTGAAGAAGCTTCTCAATCATTAAAGGAAAGCTTAGGTAAAAAATTTGATATTGATATTGAAGCTGGCTCACTTGATGATATTAATAAACAAATTGACAAGTTAGATGAACAAATAAAAATTACTTCAGATTCTTCTGATTTAGAAGATATGAAATCAGTAATGAGTTATTTGATTGAACAAAAACAGTCATTAGAAGCCCCTACTTTTATGTCTATTGATACTTCTACTTTAACTGGTGATGTTCAAGCCGCTGTTACATTATTACAACAATATCAACAAGCAGTTAATGAAGTTGAAAAGAATAAAAAGTTAGATATAGATACAACTGATGCTCAAAAGAAAGCTGATAAATTATTAGGTCAAATCGCTGGTTTAAGTGATAATACTAAAAAAGCCATTGGTATTGATGTTAAATTAGACGAAAAAGGCATTGCCAAAGGATTGAAAGATAAATCTATCAATGTCAAAGAAAAAGTCGAAGGTGGAGATAAGGTAAAACAAGCAGGCAAAGACCTTAATAAGATTAAAGATAAAAGTGCAAAAGTAACAATAAAAACCAGTGGTAAAAAGACACTTGAAAGTATTAAAAAAACCTTAAAATCTCTTACAGACAAAACAATTACTGTTACTACAAAGCAAGTTACTGAAAAGTCTGATAGTAAAAGTAGTAAAAAAGGTAAATCTGAATTACGTGGTTCTGCATATTCAGGCGGTTCTACTGGTAATTGGACTATAGGGTTTAACGGTCGCTCTTTAGGGGGTGAGGTTGGTAGAGAACTCCTTGTTGATTCAAAGACTGGTAGATGGAGAACTATTGGAGATAATGGAGCAGAGTTCTTTACTCATAATAGTACTGATATTATATTTGACCATGAACAAACTGAAGATTTATTAAATGATGGTTATACTCATTCTTATGGGTATTCTTTCTTAAATGGTACAGCTTTTAAAAAAGGAACAAAAAAAAATAAGAAAAAGAAGAAAACTAAAACAAGTAAAGCTTCTAGCAAACTAAAAAAAGTAGTTTCTTCTGTTTCTAAAGCTGGCTCAAAAGCAAGAGGTAAATTACCAAAAACTTCAAGCAGTAGTAAAAAATCTAAAAAGTCTAAATCTTCTAGTTCATCAAGTTCTAGAGGTGGTGGTAGTGATGCTTCAAGTTCAAATGATTCATCTAGTGAAAATTCATCGGAAACTTTTGATTGGGTAGAACGTGCTTTAAATGCTGTTGATAGAGTTGTTAAACGATTAGAAACTGCTATTAATAATGTTTATAGAGATTGGTCTGATCGAAATTCTAAAATCGGAGAAGAATTAAGTCAATTAACCGCCCAAATGAATTATTATCAAAGTGGTTATAATACTTATATGGCAAAAGCCAATGCTGTACCATTAGCTGAAAATTATAAACAAATGGTTAGAGATGGTAATTGGAGTATTCAAGATATTACTGATGAAAACCTTAAGTCTCAAATCAATGAGTATAAGCAATGGTATGATGCTGCAATGGAATGTAATGATAAACTCGAAGAAATTCGAGAAAATATCGGTGCAACATATAAGAAAGCATTTGACAATATTGCTAAAGAATATGAAAATCGCATTAAACAATTAGAAGCAAGTATCACAAATTTAGAAAATAAATTTGACTTATCTAAATACCAAAGTAATGGTATGAATGATAATTACTTAACTTCTCAAATTGATTTATACGATGCCAAAGCTAATCAATTAGTTAATGAAATTGCAAATCTTGAACAAAAGATGAGAGAAGCTTTAAATTCAGGATATGTTGGCAGATATTCTGAGGGTTATCAAGAAATGGAATCTACTGTTGCTGATTTAAAGAACCAACTAGTAGAAGCCGAAAAATCAATTTCTGAAACTTATGAAAAGATTTTTGATAATGTAACAACTAAATATGAACAACAAACTAAATATTATCAATCATATATTGATATTTTAGATAAAAGTCAAACTTTAGCAACAACTAAAGGAATTATGGCTAGTGAATCATATTATGAAAATATGATTAAATATCAACAACAAAATATCGATAATATGAAAGCTCAGGAAGAAGCATTAATTAATTCATTAGAAAAAGCTATGGCTGATGGTTCAGTAAAACAATACTCTGAAAAATGGTTTGAATTTCAAGATGCTATTCACGGTGTTCAAGAAGATTTAGTTGAAGCCAATAATACATTAGAAGAATTTAAAAATAATATTAAAGATATTAAATGGGATAGATTTGAATATCTACAAGATGAAATATCTAAAATAACTGAAGAAGCTAAATTCTTTGAAGATTTATTTGATAATGAAACTTTATATGATAAAGATACTGGTAAAAACACTCAATATGGCGATGCTATGATGGGATTACATGCAGTATCTTATGAAACATATAAAACACAAGCTAAAGATTACGCTAAAGCTATTAAAGAATTAGATGAAGCTTACAAAGATGATAGTTTAAATCAAGATTATCTTAATAGACGTGATGAATTAGTTAAATCACAACGAGAATTCATTTTAAATGCTCAAGATGAAAAGAAAGCAATTAAAGATTTAATTAAAGATGGTTATAACGCTCAACTCGATGCTTTAAAAGAATTAATTTCTAAACGCAAAGATTTATTATCGCAAGAAAAAGATTTATACGATTATGAAACTGAAATTGCCAAAAAGACACAAAATGTTTCTGAATTACAAAAGAGATATGATGTAGTCCGTGGTGATACAAGTGAAGAATCACAAAAGAATATTCAATCATTAAAGAAAGATTTACAAAATGCTAAAGATGAATTACAACAAACTGAATATGAAAAATATATCAGTGATCAACAAGCAATGCTTGATAATTTAGCAACTGATTTTGAAGATTGGATAAATAATAGAATGGACACTATTGATGGTGAATTTGAACAAGTAATTGCCGATATTAATTCAAACGGAAGTTCAATTAGTGAAACTATTAATAGTGCCGCAACTGCCAATGGTTATACATTAAGCACTGCGTTTAATGATATTTTCAATAGTAAAGATGGAACATTAATTACTGAATTTGGTAATAGAATGGGAACATTACAAACTGCTATTGATAGTATTCGTGCTGGTGTTGAATATATGTATAAACAAGCTAAAGCTGAAGCGGATAGAAAAGCTGCTGAACAAAAGGCTAAAGAAGAGGCAGAAAGACAAGCACGTGAAGCTGCTGAAAGAAAGAGACAAGCCGAATTAGCTGCACAACAAGCTGCGGCTGCGGCTGCTGCTCAACAACAACAGCAACAACAAAACAGAAGAAATATATTTACATACAAGGCTGATTCGTATCCTAAGGGAAAATTGAATAAATATGGGTCGGTCGTTGACGCCCTAATTATTGGGGAAATTCGTTATAAATACATGGAAATAACGAAGAAAATCTTTTCTAATATACGGTGAAACTCTAGAGATAGACAACGCCTAGGAAGTATTATTTATAACTAAAAAATAAAATTTGAAAACAATAATAAAAACAAAATCATTTTATAATTGGTGTATAGAAAATGATTATATAGAAATAATAAATAGATGGGATTATGATAAAAACATAATTTCACCCAAAGAAATAAGTTATAGAAGTAATAAAAAATTCTATTTCAAATGTCCAAGAGAACTACATGAAAGTAACCTATTTATGTTAAGCAATATTACAAAACAAAATAGAAAAACACGCGTGGTTTTAAGATGTGATAAATGTGAGTCTATTGGACAATATTTAGTAGATAATTTTGGAGAAAGTTATAAATAATACACCTACAACGACTAAATGAAAAGACGTTATATAACATCATATGACGATGTAATAGTCTGAACATACGCAATAATCTAACAATGAAACGTATGAAGAGAGGTCAAGTGTAAAGACACTTTTAAGAAGAACCTCTCTCGCCTACTTTTATTTGTAGGTCATAAAAGTAACAGAATGAAAATATGTAAATATGGATTCAAGTTTTGGTAAACGTGCGCAATATTATTCAGCATTAGGTGGAAGTGGAGCTTATACTGGTTCGGCTTCACAAAACAACTGGTTATTATCACAAGTACGATCTATTTTTGGATTTGCACAAGGTGGCGAAATTGGAGCATTAAAAAGTGTAATTAAAGGTAATGGAGATGATTCATTAGCTATTAATACATTCAAACAAGGCGAAAAGATTATTCCTTTAAATCGTGTTCCTGAATGGGATAAATTAATTGCTACACTCCCTACTCTTAATACTGCACTTGATAATTCATTCGGTCAATCAAGTGTTGAAGTCGGACAAATCCAAATTACCTTGCCTAATGTTAAGAACTATCAAGACTTTAAAAATGCACTTATTAAAGACGATAAATTTAATAATGCGGTTGCTACAATGCTTGATAGTAAATTGAATAATAAAAATAGTTTTAATAAACTAAAATTCAAATAAAATGTAGATTTTAGGACTTGAAAATGAAGGCAATAATTCCCTATTTTTAGGATTTTAATTTGCCTTCATTTTTTACATTTTTGGAGAAATAAATGAGAAAAACCAAGGAAGAAATTTTAAAAGACAAACTCGCAAAAAAAGACGAGGAAATTAGAAAATTAAAGGAAGAATTATCTAAAACTCAAAATGAATTGGATTTAGCCAGACTATCTAACGAATTGGTTAAAGCTAAAACAAATGAAATGATGAATACTTGTGAGAAAACTATGATTACATTCAACGATTCATTAAAAGAATTAGATGGTTTAAAAAAAGAATATAAAAAGACGATTGAAGAAATGAAAGAAACTCAATCAAATCAAAAAAAAGATTATAAGAGTCTTATAAAAAAAATAAGAAAACGTAAATAAAACAGTAAAGGATGTGATAGATATGAATGAACGTAGTTTTATTTTTAATAATAGAAGTTTAAGTGATTTAGGAATGATGATCTGTTATTTTGACTCTGTAGATAATATTGAAACTGTAGAATCCCCTACTATCACATTCAATGTTGTTCAAAATAATAGCGATGATTCTTTTAGACCAACTTATACATCTTATGATGGTACTTTAGAAAGTAATGAGATTGGTATTTGTAAAATTGATTGTACTGGCAATAATAGATTCTTTACTAGAGATGAGGTAAGAGAAGTCTATAGATGGCTAGATACTAAAAGCTTTAGAAAATTTACTATTCAAAATGATGATATGTTTGAAGATATTTATTTTATAGGTGGTTTTACTCAAATCAATCAAGTTAAACATTTTGGAAATGTTTTAGGATTCAAAATAAAATTTACTTCACAATATCCTTATGGATTATCTGAAGATATTAGATATGCTAAAATAATTACTGAAAATGATAATACGTTTAATGTTGTTAATAATAGCGATGATGTTAAACCAGTTTATCCTTCAAATTTGAAAATTACAGTCATGAAAGATGGTAATTTAACAATCAAGAATTCATTAGATAATGAAATGTTTGGAATAAAGAATTGTCTTAATGGAGAAACAATTACTGTTGATTGTATCAGTAAAATTATTGAAACCGATAAAAGTGACCATGATATTTTTAATGATTTTAATTATAATTATTTTAGACTTTTACGAAACGATGATACTGATAATAATAAATTAACTATAAGTTTACCTTGTAAAATTGAATTTATAGTTAACGAACCTAGAAAGGTAGGATTTATTTAATGAAATTACCTTTTAAAGATGGAAATTTATTGGATAAATTTCAATTAAAATTATCTAATAAAGAATTAAAAAAACTAGATGAAATTAGTAATGTCTATGAGTTATCATTTAGTGAAAATTATAATTCACAACAAGAAGCCAGTTGTGTAGCATATAAAACATTAGACAATGAAGAATGTAATGTTTGGGATAAATTATTAGACTTTGCAATAGTTTACCTTAAAGAAACTGACACATATTATGAAATTAGAGTAACTGTTGAAGAAACTGATACTTTAAAGAAAACATTAACTTTAACTTCTTTATGCGAAGCTGAATTAAGTACAATCATGTTATATGACATTGAAATCAATACGGATGATGATATTGATAGAGAAGATTACACTATACCTTCTGTTTTATATAGAGAAAATAATCCAAAAGCTTCTATATTAAATAGACTTTTAGATAAAGCACCACATTATCATATTGGTCATGTAGATACTTCTTTGAAAAATATTCAAAGAAGTTTTTCTTTTGATAATAAAAGTATTTATGATGCTTTAATGGAAATTGCTGAAGAAATTAAATGTTTATTTACATTTGATACTGCAACAAGAACTATTAATTGTTATGATTTATTATCGTATTGTTTAGATTGTGGTAATCGTGAAGATATGGATGATATTTGTCCTAAATGTGAAAGTAACAATATTGTTAAGCCATACGGAATTGACACTGGAATCTATATAGATGTTAATAATTTAGCTGAGCAGATTACTGTTAATGAAGATAGTGATAATGTTTTTAATACATTGAAATTAAAGGCTGGAGATGAGTTAATGACAGCCACTATTAGATCATTAAATCCTAATGGTACTGATTATTTATATTATTTCAATCAACAAACTTTGGATAGCATGCCAAAATCATTATCTGAAAAATTATTATCTTATAATGAATTAGTAGATGATTATTCTAAAAACTATGTTTTAAACATTACAGATGATAGCTTGATTTCAAACTATAATGCACTTGTTTCTAAATATAATGGTTCGGCTTATGCTCAATATCAATACAACGAAGATAATGAAAAAGTACTAACAAATAATAGTTTCTTACCTATTGATAAAACTAAAAAAGGTTATAGTAACTTAACTTCATTGTATTTTGATGTTGTTGATTTTAATTTATATCTTGAAAGCTCTTTAATGCCAACAACAATTAAAGAGGCTCAATCTGCTAAGGAAGATATTATTAATTTAACATCTGAAAATTTAAGTCCATTAGCATTGTCTGAACTTAAATTTTCTACAAATCAAACAACTGTAGAAAATGCAATTAAAGCTTTTAGTAGAATTTTTACTTATGCTACTTATAAAATTACAGTTGCTACTTCATCATGGGATTATATTGGTGATGATGGTGATACTGGATTTCATTATGGTGAATGGATTGGTACTATTACATTACAAAGCTACTCTGATGAAACCGATAATGCTACTACGGATGTTTTAAGAATAACAGTAACAGATAATTATGAAAAATTCTTATCCCAAAAGATTAGAAAACAAATTATTTCATCTAATGAATCTTTGGGTGGTATTTACGATTTAGTAAGTATCGATATTTCTGAAGATTTAACAAAATTTAAAAATGCAATTAAATATTATTCATTAGAAAGATTAAACTCATTTCATGATGCTTATAGATCAGCTTTAGATAGTTTAATTGAAGTCGATCAAGCAAGCGAACAAGCGGATTTTTATAATGCTTTATATGTTCCCTACTATAATAGATGGACAGCTATTGATGAAGAATTAGGAACTAGAAAAGCTGAAATTGATTTGATTACTAATATCAGTGATATTATTGATGGGTTAAAAGTAGAAATTCAAGAAGCATTGGATTTTAAAAAATATCTTGGCGATGATAATTGGACTGTATTTTGTTCTTATAGACGTGAAAGTGTCTATGAAAATTCAAATTATATTAGTACTGGTTTAAGTAATGCCGAATTAATTGATAACGCTAATAAATTCATGGATGTTGCAAAAAAAGAATCAATTGAAGCTGGTACACCACAAATAACACTTTCAATTTCAATGAGTAATATTTTTGCTAGAAAAGAATTTGAAAAACATATTGACAATTTTACCGTTGGTAATTGGATAAGATGTAAATGTAATGGTTATTTATACAAATTACGATTAACAAAAATCCAAATTGACACTGAAAGTTTAGATAATTGTGGTGTTGAATTTTCTTCTTTAAGAAAAAGATATAATTGTTTAAGTGATACTCAATCAATTCTTGATAATGCAAAAAATATTTCAAATTCATATTCATATGTATCTTCACAGGTAGATAAGTCTAAAAAAGCTACAACTATCGTAGAAAATTGGTTTGAACGTGGTCTAGATGCGACAATGAAAATTTATAATGATGCTAATAATCAAAAGGTATCATTTGATATGAATGGTTTATTAGTGAGAAGTTATGATGATATTGATAATGTGTTTGATGATCACCAACTAAAAATGATTAACGCTGGAATTGCTATTACCAATGATAATTGGAAAACAGTAAAAACTGCATTAGGTAAATATTATTTTACTGATCCTGAAACTGGTGAAAATAAAATTGCTTATGGGTTAAATGCTGAAACATTAATAGGTAATTTAATTATCAGTAAGACATTAAAATTATATAGTAAAAATGGATATAATAGCTCTATTTTTGATGATAATGGTTGGGATATTGTTACTAGACCAGTTGATGGTAAATATAGTGATAAGATTTTTAGCATTAGTAAACTAGAAACTGATGGAAATAAGAAAAAATTATTTTATTTAAATAATGATGGTGAACTAATAATTAATACTAGCCAGATTAATATGATTGCAGAAAAGGCTAATAAAGTACAAGATGCGATTGATTTAGCTGGTGAAGGTGTAATTAAAACTGAATTAGAATATTATTTATCTACTTCAGAAACCCAATTGTTAGGTGGTTCTTGGTCGGTTAATTCTCCTACATGGAAAGAAGGATATTATGTTTGGGTACGAACAAAAATGTACTATAAAAATGGTACTGAACCAAGTTATTCTAATCCTTCATGTATTTCAGGCGCACAAGGTAAAAATGGTATCGGAATTAAAAGTATTACAGCACAATATGCTAAATCCACTTCTAATGTGACTGCGCCAACAACTGGTTGGCAAGATACTTGCCCTACTGTTGAGGAAAAAACTTATATTTGGACAAGAAGTCATATTGAATGGGATGATGGTACTTCTTCAAATACTGTGCCTACTTTAAGTACATTAGCAAAAGGTTTATCAGATGCAATTGCAAGTATTAAAATCAATACTAATAATATCGAATCTAAAGTATCTAAAACTGATTATACAGGTACTACAATCTCATCATTAATCAATCAAGACGCCAATACGATTTTAATTAAAGCTAGTAAAATTGATTTAGTTGGACAAGTAACATTCAAATCTTTCGATAAAGACGTTCAAAACAAACTATCTAACGCAACTGAAAACTCATCTAATGCTTTGAATAAAGCTAATGAAGCTAATAATAATTCAAGTTCCGCTCTTGATAAAGTAACTGAATTAGAAAATAAAGCTAATAATGGTGACTTTGATGGACGTGGTGTCGAATCTACAAAAATAGAATACAAAGTTACAGATGATGGAATTACAACACCTTCAAACGAAGGATGGTCTACCACTTTTCCTGTTGTGAGTGAAGATGATTACTTATGGACTAGAACTACTATTACTTATACAAGTGGTGATCCTAGTGTAATTTATTCAGTTTCACATATGGCAGTTAATGGTGATTCTATTATTGTAAAATCTATAGTTGTTACTTATGGCACATCAAAGAATCCGAATATTAAACCAACAAATTTCTCAACCGACATACCAGTAGCTAATCCTGGAGAATACTTATGGTGTAAAACTGTTACCACTTATTCAGATGGAAAATCCGTAGAAACTTACTCTTATGCTTTGCAAGGCAACGATGGTGACTCCCCTACTGTTTCTATTTCTAAAAAAGATAATATTACTAGTATTACTATTGAAAATCCTGATGGTACGGTTACAACAAAAGAAATTTATGATGGTAATGCTGGAACTCCAGGTAAAAATGGAGATACAAGTTATTTTCATGTTAAATATAGTAACGATGCTGGTAAAACATTTACATCGCAAGATGGTGAAGTTATTGGTGAATACATTGGTACTTATGTTGATTTTAAATCAGAAGATAGTTTAGATGTTACTAATTATACATGGGCAAAAATTAAAGGTGAAAATGGTGATAAAGGAGAAGATGGAACAAGCGTTTTTGTTAGATTAACTAAAACAACTTATGGAACATCTACTTCGGCTTCTATCAAACCTGCTTCATGGAGTACCACTATCCCTACTTCATTAGAACAAGGTACTTATTTATGGACTAAAATGTATATAGAATATACGGATGGTAAAACAATTGAATCATATAGTTATACTGTTCAAGGTAGAGATGGTAAAACTGGGAAAGGTGTAAAAAGTATTACAGGTCATTATTTAACTTCGGATCAAAATACTGGAATTAAAATCTCTACAAGTGGTTGGCAAGATACACCACAAATTCCAACTACAACACAAAAATATCATTGGTGCTATCAAACTATTACTTACACTACGGACGAAGTAGAAAATACTAATCCTTGTATTATAGGTGTATATGGAGATACTGGACTTAAAGGTGATACTGGTAAAGGTATTAAATCAACCGTTACTAAATATTATTTATCTAACTCTAATACTGAATTGAAAGGAAGCTATTGGAGTAATATACCACTTACTTGGTCATATGGAAAGTATTATTGGACAAAAGAATATATTACATGGACTGATAATACATCAACTTCTACTGATGCCGTATTGGCTAATGGGTTAAATGATTCTTTAATTGCATCATATAATGCTGAAAAAGCCGCAAATGATGCTGCTCAAAAAGCGTATGAAAGTGAACAAAAAATTGCTGCTTGGTGTGATGAAAATGACACTACTAAAATTGATGGTTCAAAAATATACACTGGAACAGTTTCTACTATTCAATTAAATGCAAATTCAGTTACTGCTGAAAAGTTAGCTGTAGACGCTATTAAATCTAGAAATTATATTAAAAATAATTCAGGCAGTTATTTAAGTCTTAAAGATGGTACATTTGATAGTAAATATTTTAAATGGGATGAAACTGGTAAGATAAACGCCACTAGTGGCGAAATTGGTGGATGGCTATTAGATTCAAAAAAAATATATAAGATTTCAAGCGAAGTAATTGATGAATCACAAAATGCAGTAACAACTTATTCCATTGAACTATCTACGATACCAAACGAAAGCGGTAGCGATACTGGTGGATCAATGTATTTAGCTTCAAAACAAGTTACTACAGCAGATACATATATTACTAATAGTAACCCAATGGGTTATCGTATTGTGAGCGGAGCTGAATTATCAAACGGTAGTATTTCAAATCAATATAAAATTTATGATAAAACTGCTGGATTACAAACAACATTCACTACTAGCATCAATACTGGTAGTCTTTTGTTTGATACAATGTACAACTCTACACAACATTTAGCTGATATAAGTTTATCACCATATCAAGGTGGTTATTTTCGTATTGAAACTTCAACTGCTGCAATGATGATTAGTTCAAAAGAAGATTTAACAATCCAAACTACAGATGGAAATTTATTTCTTACTGGTGGAGGAAAAGATCATTTGGTTTATGCTTCTAAGCCTGATACTGGATCACATGAAGTAGTAACAAGCTGGAATTATGGACATCATATGTATTTAGACTGGACTGGTAGTTCGGTTTTTTGTCGTGTTGATGCTACAAACTTCACATTATCTCATAGTTCAGATAGAAGATTAAAAGATGATATTAATGAACTAGATGAAAAATTAATTAATACTTACATGTCTTTAAAACCATCAAGTTACGTATTTAAAGATGATGGTGCTTACCATAAAGACGGACATGAATTTGGTCTTATTGCTCAAGATATTATTCAAGCGTTTACTGATAATAATTTGGATTTCAATGATTATACATTAGTTAATGTTGAAAATACATTAGATAATAAGCAAAAAGAAATTCTTGGCGGTGATGATCATTATTACAGTGTTGACTATGATAATCTTCATGCTTTGCATATTTTAGTTAACAAGAATCAAGAAAAGAGAATTCAAATTCTTGAAAATGAAATTGAAAATTTAAAAAAGGAATTAAAGGAAATAAATGGAAAATAAAGGATTTAATACTTATATAAGAGATTTAGAAAATACAATTATCAAGGTAACTGATGACGCCCTTAAACAAGGCATCCAACCTTCTATTTTGTGTTTGGTTTTAAAGAGTGCTTTATATCAATTAGAAAGAGCAACAGATAATGTAGTTCTTTTAGAAAAAGAAGAAATTAAAAAACAACAAGAACAAGAAGTACAAAATGAAGAAAATAAAAACAATTAAATAATAGTCGTATAAAATTACGATTTTAGGGTTAGAAATAATACTTACAAATCCCCTATTTTTTGGGGATTTTTTATAATAAAAAAATACGATAAAAAGGAGAAAACAATGATAATTTCAAGAATTATACAAAATGGTTTAGATTTATCTATTGAAACGAATGACATCCCCTATCAACGTAGTGCGAATCATAAAATACAATTTGTAAAAGATCCAAACTATTCTAACTATTCATTACAAGCCTACGGTAAATTACCTAAAACTGGTTATCAAGAAAGTAAAGAATTCAAACTTGAATTAGAAGATGGAAATTATATCAAATTGCCAAGTGCTGTTTTTGCTACAAAAGGTATTTTTCAAATTGCAATTTCATTAACTGGTGTAAACGGAGACATTGTCAATTTAGGTATCGTATCGTATAAAATTAGAAAATCATTTGGTGATTCAACAAACATCTTGCCAGACAATGAAAAAGCTTGGAATAGTTTTGTGCATTTAGAAGTCGATAATTATTTTAATAATACTTATCAATCTAAATTGAATGATTTCAATACAAAATATGATGATACTGTAACTAAATATACTGAAATTGTAGAAAATTCAACTGAAGTAAAAAAAGAATATGATGAAGTAGTTTCAATGAAGAAAAGTGTTGATTCTTCAAAACAATCAATTGATAATACAAAGAAACAAATTGATAGCACTTATGATGAATATAAAAAATTCGCCAATGATACAAAGACCGAAATTAATAATGCAAAACAAGCTATTATTAATGGTAAAAATGAAATCAATACTCTGGCAAAAGAAAAAGTTGATGAATACACCCAAAAAGTAACCGACTTCAACAATAATTACGATACTAAAACTGCATCACTTGACACAAAAATCAATGAAATTCAAACCAATGCAAATGAAATTGTAGAAACTTCAACTGAACAGTTAAAAGAAAATATCGCTGAATCTAAAAATGATGCAATCAAGCAAATTCAAAGCGAAGGTCAATCATATCAAGATCAAATCAATAAACTTCAAAAATCTGAAGCATTACAAGATGAGGTTCTTGATAAGTTGAATGAAGAAGTTGATTTGAAATTAACTCAACCATACTTAAATAATAACGATTCTACTCACATCACTTCAAGTGACAATGGTTTATTAAAGAATATCGTAGTTAAAGGAAATACTGTTCAAAATAGTACGAAAGGGCTTAACTTGATTAATTGCACTTCTAAAACGACTACTATAAATGGTATTACTATGGTTAATAATGGTGATGGTACTTATACTGTAAATGGTACAGCTACGGATGATTTTGATATCGCTCTTGCGCCATATACAACAAAACAAAATATTTATTATACTTTAAGTGGTTGTCCTTCTGGAGGATCAAAAACTACCTATTATTTAGACCCACGTGGATATGAATATGATACTGGCAGAGGAACTACTATTATAAATCCAAATCAAGATTTTAGTAATTATATTAGAATTGTAATTAAGAAAGATGTAACTGTAAATAACTTGTTATTTAAACCAATGTTCAATGAGGGGCAAACAGCTCAACCATTCGAACCATACACTGGTGGTCAACCATCACCTAGTCCTGACTATCCTCAAGAAATTAAAGCGGTTAGCAAATTAAGTGGAGCGTTTTATTCAAAAAACTTATTTGATTTTAACATCATAAAGGATAGTAATATTACAAGAGGTACAGCAGTTTGGACAAATAATTCTGTTACGATAACTTCCAATGCAAGTGATTGCTATACAGAATCATATAGTAAAAAAAACTACATTAAAGTTAAGCCAAATACGACTTATACATTATTGTTTAAGCGAGATAAAAGCGTACAAGGTAGTATCTACATTTTTAAAAAAAAGAATTATGATGACTCTAACTATTATGATGTAAGTTGTAACACATCAAGTGATTTAAAAAAAGCATGGACTTTTACAACAAAATCTTCTACTAATTATTTAGCTTTTAGATTAGGTATTTATCAAAGTGGTCAAACTTGTACTTTTAGTGAAATTATGTTGGTAGAAGGTAGTCATACTTGGGATAATATTTCTTATGAAAATGGCAAGCAATCGTTATTAAATTATACTCTTCAAAATCCACTTTATAAGTTAGGTGACGTATATGATTACATTGATTTAAATAGAGGTAAGATTGTAAGAAACATTGGTGTTGTAACTTTTGATGGAAGTGATGATGAAGATATAAGATTAAGCCCTCCTGATGGTTCCCGTCGTGTTTATTTGTACCTATTTCGCAATTCTATTCTATCGATAGAAAATATAAACCCCTATTGTAAAAGCAATATGTTTAAATTTACAAATCTATGGACTGACGGTGTAATGTCACATAACCATCTTTTTTATGTTTCAAGTACTAACATATACGTTTCGTATAATGAGATTACGTCTTTAAATGATTTTAAAACATGGCTCAATAAAAACCCAATTACTGTAGTTTATCAACTTGCAACACCTACAGAAGAACCTCTACCCTCCGACTTACAAACATTACTTCAATCATTAAAGTCATACTATCCTCAAACCAATATTATTTGGAATACTGAAGTCGAACCATATATCAATTTTGATTATAAATTAAACTTAAAATCATGGATTGAAGATAAAGATAATGAAGAAATTATTTATGATAAACAAAACAAAGAAAAAGATAAATACTCTTCAACTTTCTTTGAAAATATGTTTGCTCTTCAAAGAACAGGTAAGATATATACGGTCAAGTTTCCAAAATGGGAAACGTCTCATATTTCAACTGGTGAAAAGTTAGATGCTAATGCTGGTCTTGTTTGTGAACCATCTACTAAAACAATTAAAGGTCAAAATGATTATGCTAACATTCCATTATTTAAAACATATGATGTCAATGCTTACGTGGATGATGAAGGTGTACGTCACGTTACTGCTATTAAAGGTGATAAGGATTTTAAAGATGAAGGAAAAGTTGATGTATTCGTATTAGGCATGAGCTATTATGAAAAAGTTTGGGAAGATGATCAATATTGGTATTATTCTAGAACTGATACGCCTAAAGAAGGCTATATAGCAGCAAGAGAGTGCATCAATCGTGATGGAAGTATTCAACCATTTGCTTTATATAGTAAATATGTCGCTGGAAATATTGATGGTAATTTATATTCTAGTAAAGGATTAAAACCCGCTAGATATTATGGAACTACTCCATTGCCTGCTAATACGACTAATACAGATATTTCATATAATGGATTGGCTAGTTTATGTCATAAACGTGGTTCTTTCTATTCAGGGGGTATGACTTGTGATTATAAATATATTTTAACAACATTCTATTTGAAGTATGGAACTTTAAATACTCAATCAATCATGGGTGGATGTAACAATTATAATGCACAATACGAAGCAAGCATTAAATCATCTACGAATAATACTTACTTCCCATTAACTAAGGCTCAGGCTGATTATTTTCCTGTCGGAGCTAGTGTTTCGATTGGTTATAAATATGGTGGTTCTAGTTTAGATAGATATTATTCAACGGTTTCTATTTATGCCGATAATGTAAAAATCATTAAGAAAGTCGCTTTAGATGATAGCAATACTGCGCTGTATTTAGATACAAATACACCTTTCAATACTGCCAATACATCATCAGGAGCAGTCTTTTGTTCAGCGATGCACTGGAGAAGTGGATTCAGTGATGATATTTTAGGACGAGATGGTTGTCCTTGTGAGACAAAATCAGAATTAACAAATGGTAAATTCCCAATAGTAATTCAAGGAATTGAATGTATGGTTGGTGGATATGAAACTTATGGAAATGCGTTTATGGATATTGTGGATGCAACTGGTAAACGTGAAGTTTACATACAAAATGATGCAAGTCTATTAACTACTAATATGACAACTGCAAAATCTACTTATAAGAAATCACCATACTCTATTCAACCACAAAAGTTAAATAGCTGGAATTATATCACAAGAATTGATTTTGATTTAGAAAATGGCGCGTTCGTTCAAACTAATGTTGGACAAGATGGATCATCAACTACTACTGGATTTGCTGATGGTGTTTATGTAGATAATGCAAGTTCAGGACAAAGAGAGTTCCTTGGCTTCGGTTATCTCTGGCTTGGTTCTATTGCTGGTCTTTCTTGCTTGTCTGCGGGCAGTGGGGTCGGTGGTGCGCACTGGAGCCTCCTCGCCCGCCTCTCAATCAACGGTGTTGGGGGTGAATTAACTGCGTAGCAGTTAAGAGGGGCTCTCCCCTTATATTGCACCGTTATAACCATTTAAACTTATAATAAACAAATATAAGTAAACTAACTTACAACAAGATATTGTGATAGTAAGAATCTTGTTTATATATAATAATTAGGATAAAATTCCTGTTTTACATTTTTGTAATATGTTCTAATTATAAAACTTCATTAAATAAAATAATAAAAAATAAATTAAGTCGTGTGTAGCAATTCTAATAAATATGCTGAATAAGCGATTGCAAAAATACAATATAGCACACGCAAAGGGCTTCTAAATAGCGTCGTTGTTCCTTGGCTTCGGTAATCTCAGGAATGGTTCTAATGCTGGTCTTTCTTACTTGAATGCGAACAATGGGGTCGGTAATGCGAACTGGAACATCCTCGCCCGCCAATCTGTTATTAGATACTTTTACATACAAAATTATCTAAAATTAAATCAATATATATAAAATTTAGAAGTCGTACCTAAGCAGGACATTCAATGATTTATTTCATTGAGTCTTTAGCCTTTATGGCTAACAATAGTATGTGACACACTCTATATTCAAACTTGTGCACAAGTTTTAGTATAGCGGTTATGTGAATGGCATAACTGAGGTTTAGTAGAAAAATCTTATGATTATAACCGAAAGACTTAGATATACATGAGAGTAATCTCAAGCGTTTCATTTTACTGAGGCGCTTTTTATATAAATTAATTCAAATATTGTAGAATGAAAGGAGTTTAGATGAGAAGATATTTGAGCAAATTTGAATTTACACCCCAATTGATTGAGTCTGCAATTTATGACTGTTTAAACGGTGTTGGAAATTCAAATTCTAGATGGAAACGTATGGATTCAGCATATTTTCTAGCTGAATATTTAATATACTTTTCTAGAGATAAGGATAAAAACAAACATGATCTTGCAAGAGAAATTCATGACTACATAATGAAATATGAAAATTACAGAATGAAGTTTAATCCTTTGATTAAGGTTATTTCAAGAAATATTCATCATGAGATAGTAAACCATGAAATTAATCTACCGCCTATTCGCTATCAAATGAGACGTGATAATTGCAGTGGTAAATTAAGAAAGATTGGATTGGCTAGTATTAAACAACAAGTTTATGATCATATCGTAGTAAAAGCTTGTATGGGAATGTTCATGAATAAAATTGGACAATATCAATGTGCTTCAATTAGAGGTCGTGGTCAAGTTTATGGTAAAGAAACTATAGAAAAGTGGATAAGAAAGAATCCAAAGAAATGCAAATATGTTTGGAAAGGTGATGTAAAGAAATTCTACCCTTCTATACCTCATGATAAACTCAAGAAATTATTACGTAGAGATATTAAAAATAATGATGTTCTCTATGTCGTTTTTCATTTAATTGATACGTATGGAGAAGATTTTGGACTTTGTATAGGTTCATACTTGTCTCAATTTCTAGCAAACTATTACTTATCTTATGCCTATCATTTTTTAAGTGAAAAATGTTTTACAACCAGAAAGAAAAGAAGGACAAAAGAAGTTATACAAGTCCGTCTTATCTCTTATCAATTATTCTACATGGACGATATTATATTATTCAGTCCAAACAAGAAATATTTGAAGAAATGTGTAAACATGTTATCTAAATATCTCAATGATGAATTAGGTTTAAGTATTAAGGATGGACACCAATTATTCCCTCTTGATTCAAGACCTATAGATATGATGGGATATAAAATCTATACATATAAAACAACTATTAGAAAAAGAATATTTAAAAGAACTAATGTTATTCTTGCTACCTATAAAGACCCTAAAAAGGTTATGAATGTTGAAACCGCAAGAGCATTTATGAGTTATAAAGGATATTTGGATCATTCTGATAGTGTGAAATATAGGAAGAAAATGAAGTTTAAAAGAACTTTCAAAAATGCGAAGGAGGTCATCCGAAATTATGCAAAGTATAGCGGAGTTCATGGACAAACAACCTGATTATAGGTATTTTAAAGTGAATGATGAACGTGCTGATATTTTCATTTACAAGTTCATTGAAGAAATTGATTCTAATGGTATTGGTGGAGGTACTATTTCTTTTGATGAAGAAGGAAATGTGATTAATGTTGAAGTAAATGAAGATAATCACGTTTATTCATATAAGGTTAATTGTTTTACAGTTGATCCGAATGAGATTACTGAAGAAATGATTAAAGAAAGTCCTTTAGATTATATTGATTATGTTAAGCCTACTGAAGAAGTTGAACAAGACGAATATTTATTAGATTTAGATTATAGAATCACTTGTTTAGAGCTAGGTTTATAAAATTGATTTAAAGGTTATTAAAATTAAATAGGTATTAAATCTCATGAGTTATTCGTGGGATTTTTTATTTTACAATTGAATATTTAAAAATTTTAGTGTTTATAGGAGGACAAAATTATGGAACACACAACTACTTACAAAATGTTATTAAAAACTATTACTAAAAAGAAACAAACTGGTTTAACTCAAAAATACATTGCTGATATGCAAGAAAAGTTAGATGTATTCTACGCTGGTGATAGATTAACTACCGAAGAATACGAAGAATTAATGAAATTGTTAGATGAATAAAATCATAGTTTTAGTTCAACAAATTAATATTTTTTAAATTCAAAGGAGGATTTATTTATGGATTTTCAAACAATTTATAATGTTTTAGTAACTGTGATTGCTATTACGATTGGTGGTTTATCATTATACTTAAAAACTTCAGCTAAAGCGCAAGCAAAAGCAAAAGAAGTTCAAGATACTATGGCTTTAATTATGAGCGAAGTTGTCGTTTATATCAGAAAAGCTGAAGAAGATTATAAAGATACAACTAAAAAAGGTGGAGAAAAATTCGAAGAAGTAGTTGATAAACTATATTCATTAGTTCCTGATGCTTTAAAACCCATTATTACTGAAGATAGAATTAAAGATATTGTTCAATCAACTTTTGATGAAGTTGAAAATTATGTTAAATTACAACTAGATGAAACAGTTGATAAAATTGATGTAAAACCTAAAACACCTAAAACAAAATCAAAGAAAAAATAATTATTTATATAAATCGTTGAGCAGAGGTCAATTCCTCTACTCTTTTTTATTTTATAAGGAGGAAATAAATAATGTTAGAAATTAATCAAAGTTATCCATGTAAAGTTGGTTATTATGGTGCGAAAAGAAATACTTCAAAAATTAAATATATCGTAATGCACTATACTGGTAATGTTAAAGATACTGCGATTTCAAATGCTAAATATTTTCATACATCTATTAATAGACAAGCTTCAGCTCATTATTTTGTAGATGAAACAAGTATTTATCAATCAGTACAAGATAATTATGTTGCATGGTCTGTTGGAGGTAAACCACAATCCACATTCCATCCATTATATCAAATTTGTACTAATTCAAATTCTATTTCTATTGAAATGTGTACAAGTGGAGATAGTGAAGTAAGTGATAAAACAATAAATAATGCTATTGAATTAGTAAAATATTTAATGAATAAATATGGAATTGATGCTAATCATGTTACTAACCACTATCATTGTAATGGGAAGGCATGCCCCAGTGCTTCTTTAAGAACTGGTGAAAGATGGAATAGTTTTATCAATAGATTAGGTGGTTCAGTACAAGAGGTTACAACAATATCACCTACTCCAACTGCAAAAGCAAAATCATATTTATCTAATGGAGATAAAGGTGTAGCTGTAAAAACAATGCAAACTATGTTAATTGCTTGTGGTTATTCATGTGGTAAATACGGAGTTGATGGCACATTTGGAACTGGGACTGCTAATGCATTAAAGAAATTCCAAAAAGCACATGGTTTAACTGTAGATGGTAAATATGGAAATAATTCTAAAGCCAAACTTGAATCAGTGTATAATGCAAAAGCAACTCAATCAACTCAAAAATCTAGTGATAACTGGGTAAATAGATTAAATGCTGAAATTAAAGCACAAGGTTTCTCGACATATCCACTTGTTAAAAGAGGTGCTAAAGGTAATATTACAAAATTAATTCAAGAAAGATTAGTTAGTGTAGGGTTTAGTCTTAAAATTGATGGTGACTTTGGAGAAACTACTGAAGCGAAAGTTAAAAAATTTCAATCCAACAGAGGTCTTACTGTGGATGGAAAAGTAGGACAAAAAACATGGGAATGGTTAATTAGCGGTAAAAGCGTATAGAAAATATAAGAAAGTGAGTATTATCGCCCACTTTCTTTCATTTCTTCTAATGTTTCATAAAACATATTATTTTGTAATTTAAAAATATTTAATGCGTGCTTAATTGTTGTTTCAATATATTTATCTTCACGAGGATCAATTTCAAAGTTTGAATATTCAATATCAAAATCATTAAATACTAGAGCTTTTTCTTGAAAGTCATAATAAAGAATGACTTTTGTATCTTCACCAGTTATTGATTTTACATATTCTAAATCTTTGATCATATCTTCTGATGAGTAAGAAGTATTAAATGGATCATGATAAGCAAAATTTTTATCAACGTATTTTCTTATATAATCGTAAGCATTTCCTAGTGCCATAAATGTCAATCTCCTTTCGTTTATATGAGAATATTATAGCATAAGATATTGGTACTTAATTAAATATTTTTTAAATTAACTGAATTTATAAGGAGTTTAAATGAGAAAAGTAAAAATTGTTAGAGGTTCACAAGATATTTTACATGATAGATTACGCATGAAAGATTATGAAAAAGAATTCAACTTAATTACTGAAACAAAATATGTATCTATTGTGTCTGATGGTGAACGAGAATATACATTTAAAAATGAATTTATTATTAAATAGAAAATTGCAGGAGAAGTTGTTAATGATACAATTTATTATGGATCATTGGACATCTATAGTTGAAGGTTTAACTGCTTTTGGATTAGTAGTGGAAATTTCACCTATTAAAATCTATCCATTAAGATGGTTAGGTAATAGGATTAATGCTGATATAAAAAAAGATATAGATGTTATAAATAAAAAATTTGATAAACATATAGATGATAGTGCTAGGAAAGAAATGAAGAGTTTAAGACACCAAATTCTAGATTTTTCTGACCGTATTCAAAATAGGAGTAAACCATCTAAAGATGCTTTTACACATATATTTGATGCTGTAGAGGACTATCATAAATTAATTAATGATTACAATTTAACTAACGGACTTATTGATATTGAAGTAAAAAATATTAAAAAAGTCTATGCTAAAATGTATTTAGGAGAAAAATAATGGGTTGCTATTAATTTAGCAATCCTATTTTTTTGCATTTTAATTAAAAGTAAATAATAACATTTAAATTATTAATATTAGCATTTATTTTTAATAAAATAATAGAAGGATTTGATTTATAAATTATATTTAATATCAAGACAATTTTTGTTCCAATTTTTGTTCCAAAATAATGCCACATAATGCCAAATTTTGCCTTATTTTGCCATTTTGAAGTGAAATTTTAAAAATTAAAAATCGCCCAAACCCTTTGAAAACGTTGATATTTCAAGAAATAATACAGTGTATGACATTGAAATGATTTTTTGTATTTCTGTAATACTAGTTATTTTACTGCTTGTTATT